CCTGGGAGATCTCGGATCGCGCCTGGCACATCCACGACGTGCTCGGCTGGCGCATCCTCAAGGTCCACGGCGACCAAGTGCGCGGCGGCTTCGCGGGCTTCCCCTGGTACGGCGTCGGCCGGCGCGCATCCGGCTGGAAGGACGCCATCCCCGGCGGCTACGACATTCTCCTGCACGGCCACTTCCACACGCCGGCCATGTTCGTGCAGAACTCCTCGATCGTCTTCGCCTGCGGCTCGCCCGAGTCGAGGAACGAGTACGCTCGCTCGGAGCTGGCTGCCTCGGGCGACCCGTCGCAGCGGCTTCTGTTCGTTTCCAAGTCCCACGGCGTGGTCGCGGATCACCTGCTCTGGTGCGTCGAGCGCAAGCCGTTTAATGCACGCATCACGGAGGCTGGTTGATGGACGCTCGCCAGATCAAGGCCCGGGCTCGCGCTGCGCTTAAGGACTGGAGCGCGCGCCTTGGCCTGTCTGACTGGCACATCGACCTTGAGTTTGCCGAGGGCGACGGCGGCACTTACGCAAGCAGCCTGTGCGATCCCGAGCTGCTGCGCATGGACCTCTCGTTTTTCGTGGGACTCCATCGAGCCGAGCCTCACCACATCGAGGCGACGATTGCGCACGAGCTAGTGCACGCCGTGCTGTCGCCGATCATGCACGCTCTCGACTCGGGCCTGACGCGCGAGGAGGCGATGAGCATCGAGGAGCAAGCCGTCGTCCGCCTTGAACGTGCGATCTTCAACACCTACCCTGGCGCCAAGCGCGCGCGCCAGGGGAGCAGCCACAAGCGCGCATCCTGACCCTGACCATGCAACAGATCGAACCCTACCTGGAGTGCGGCGCCGCGCCTGAGCCTCACGAAGTCGAGCTGATTCAGCCTGACATGATCGAGTGCCTCGAGACGCTCGCCGACCTCTGCCACACCATTGCCCGCTCGAAGGGCTTCTGGGACACGCCGCGCAACACCGGCGAGGCTATCGCGCTGATTCACTCCGAGCTGTCGGAGATGCTTGAAGCCTGCCGCAAGCCCGGCCAATCGAGCGACCACATCGAAGGCTTCCAGGCCGCCGAAGAGGAGGCCGCTGACGTGCTGATCCGACTTCTCGACCTTTCCCGCGGCATGCAACTCGACCTGGGCCGCGCCGTCATGGCCAAGCTCAAGTTCAACCTCTCGCGGCCGGCCAAGCACGGCAAGGCTTTTTGACCATGAACACAGTGACCCTCATCGGCCGACTGACCGCAGACCCGAAGGTCAAGAACCAAGGCGCGGACAACTGCATCGTCAACTTCTCGATCGCCGTGAACGAGCGCTGGCGCGACGAAGGAGGCGAGTGGAAGGACCGCGCTTCGTTCTTCGAGTGCACGATGTTCGGCAAGCGCGGCGAGAGCTTTCTGAAGTTCCACCAAAAAGGCTCGCTTGCTGCGATCACCGGGAAGCTGCGCCAGGAGCGCTGGACTTCGAAGGAGGGCGACAACCGCTCGAAGATCGTTGTCCTCGTCAACGACTACACGCTGACGGGCAAGACCGAGCAGGCGCAAGGCTCTTCACCGCGCCAGCACACGGCGCCCGCCGAGGAACCCGCGGGCGACGATTGGGGCGAGACCCCGTTCTGAGCGCATGGCAGGGGGCCTCGGAGGCCCGGGGCGGCGAGCCGGCGCCGCTACCTGCAACCCGGCGGGGCGGCCCTGGCATCGGCTGGGGCCGCCTTCTTACCACCTACCACGCGACCACATGACAGAGATCCCCGACGGAATGGATGGCCCGCTCGAGCTGCCGGCAGAGTGGCCCGAGGCGAGTCTGCGCGCGTTCGCGGAGACTCATGACGTGCGCGTTGCCTTCGACGGATTCCTCGATGAGGCCATGAAGTGCATGCACGACCGCCCAAATCCAAATCGTCGGTGGCAGGTGTCTTTGAACGTCGAGGTGCGTTCGCTTCCCAAAGACGAGCGGACTCCGGAGCACTCGCTTGGGCTTTTCGTGCATGTCCACTGCGACGATTGGGTTGGCCCATCCCATTTCATCTACAGGCCCGAAGACGAGGACGACCAGTGACTACCCACGAAGACCGCGCGCACATGATCGCGCTGGCGCAGGCGGGCGATCGTGATGGGCTGGAGTGGCTGCACCGAGAGGCGACGCGCTACATCCAGCGCTATGCGCGTGGGCGGGTGCCCAAGCAAGACCAGTCCGACTTTGTTGCCGATGCGGTCTCCAGGACCATGATCGGGTTCCGCCGCTACGACCCCGCGCGCGGGAGCTTCTTCGCCTGGATCCACCGCGAGGCCTTCTATTGCCACATGGAGGCCCGCCGCAAGCACTACCGCGACGTTGTGCAGTCGCAGCGGGCATCCGCCCCCATCGTTGACGGGCAGCCCCAAGACGAGCTGGCTGGCATCGGCCACGAGGACCAGAGATTCGGGTTCATCGGGTCGCTTGAGGAGTCCGAGGCCCTCCTTGCCATACTGCACCCGCGCGACGCCGAGATAGCCCGAGCCCACTGGATCTGCGATGAGCCCCGGGCATCAATCGCCGCGCGGCTGGGGCTCAACGCCTGGAACGTCAACGCCAGCCTGGCGCGGTCCAAGTCGCGACTGCGAGCTGCCGTCTTGGACCGCCTCGATGGCCGCTCAGGCCTTCCCCAGCACCCAGGCCAGAAGCTGCGTGCCCACGGCTAGTGTCACCGCAGCGAGTATCGCCACGACCCAGCGCAGCTTCTCGGCCGTCCGCTCGTTGGAGGCCTCGGCCCTTGCCAGGCGGGCGACCAGCCCGGCCTCGCCCTCGTTGGCGGCCTTGATCGACTGGAGCGCCTCGGACAGGTGCTCCAGGGTGTGCTTAACCCAGGCGCGCCATTCCGCGTCCTGGCGGATTTCAGCGAGGAGCTCGGGGCTGGGCTCTCCCTGCTGGCCGATCGGGTTCATTTGCCCTTGCCCCTGCGCAGCGTGCTGGCGACGCCGGCGGCCACGGTCGGAATAAGGAACGCGAGCCACGGCAGGCCAGTCACGGCAGCGGCCGGCGCGGCAATCGCCTGGGCCCCGGCCTCGAGGACGGTGGTCACCGCCCCCGGCTCAGGCTGCGGGGGCTCATAGGTCACGGTCCCCGCGCCATCCGGCAGCGGCACCTCGACCGGCTTGGGCTCAGGCTTCACCAGCTCGCCGCTGGCCTGCGTGCCGTCCGGTAGCTGGATGGTCGCCTCTTGGGGGCCCACAGGCGCCAGGAGCGCATTCTGGAGCGCCTGGCAGCCAGGCAGTGCCAAGACCAGCGCGAGGGCCACCCCGGTAGCCACCGGAGCCGCGACCTTGGCCGCCGCCGCCGAGCCCGCCGGCAGCTGCTCGACCAGATCACCCTTGCCCCAGATCTTCACCGCGGCCCGGGCCAGCAAGTAGGCGATCAGGATGCCCCCGGTCCACGGGATCACCAGCTCGGGGCGATCGCCATAGACCTCCCACAGGTAAGCCAAGCCCACGGCTGCCAGGTGCATCTCAGAGGTGGTGTAGCCAGCGGTCGGTTTCATCGTTCGGTCCGTGGAAAGGCCTCAGGCCGTGTCTTGGGTAGAGGGACCCCACCTACTAGCTTCGGACGCATGGCAAACCACCCGGCAGCGCGGAACACTGACCAAACCAAGGCCACGCAGGCGCCCAAGATTCACAGCGCTTGGCTCCCCGCCGGCGTCGGCATCACCGAGTGCGAGGTGCCGCTCCTGCTCTTCATCGGCCTATACCACCGGCGCACCGGCCTATGCCCGAACTACCCAGAGATCCAACGCGCCTTCGGCTACCGGTCGAAGCGCACCGTCTTCGACAAGCTCGAACGCCTCCGCCGATTCGGCCTGCTGCATCGGCCTCGAGTTGACGCCCGCCGAGCGATCTCCTTGACCGAGCGGGGGGCCTTGTTGTGCGCCCGCATCGAAGCGCTGGCGCCAAACCAGGGCCAAACAAGGGCATTGAGCGCCACCGAATCCGCCTAACTTGCCCCTGCTCGGATCGCGCCACCAAGAGACCAGCTAGCAGGTCGGGCCTGCTGGCAGCCTCCCGGATCCTCCGGCATCTCTAGCCATCGGCTTGATCTCTCAGCTCTCGTGGAGCTTGGAGCCTCTAGCAGGTGAGAGAATCTCCAAGCGCTCTCTGTGAGAGACTGGATGAGAGCATCTCACATCAAGATGGTTGTTTGATAGCCAGGAGTCTAGCTCGGAGCTTCAACGCTTGGAGCTATTCACCTTGTGAGTATGTTGATGGTATTCAGCTAGCTAATACTTCTGCAATTGAGATTGCTTGAGTGTTGGTTGATTGGCTGAAGGTGATTCTGAGCAGGATTCAATATGCTTAGTCGCGCCCGCGCATCCGAACAAGAAAACAAAGAACCCGAAGGGGGTCCGTTTACCGATCAAGAGCGTTCCGAGATCGAGCGCATGGCCTCGATCGGCCTGTCACGTGACGACATCGGATTCGTTCTCCGCCGATCGCCGAAAGAAATCGAGAAGCACTGCATGAACTCGCTCAGCCGTGGGCGAGCGATGGGCGTCGAAAAGGTCGGCGGCGCCCTGATGCGAGCCGCGATCCAATGCGAGCACGACCCGCGCTTCCTTCAGGCCGCAATGTTTTACTTGCGCTGCATCGGCAAGTGGCGCGAGGAGTCCACGATCGACGTTCGTACCGGGCCCGAGGTGCAGACCGTCATCGTCCAGGTGCCAGGCAAGGCCAAGGCCGAGAAGGAACCCAAGCCTTGACCGAGGCCGTCGCGGAATCCGAAGGACTGGTCCTGCGCTTCAACGAGGCGCAGGGCGCGGCCTGGATGGCAGAGGAGCCGTTCGTCGGCCTCTGCTTTGGTATCCGCGGCGGCAAGACCTACTTCGGGCGCAACTGGATCGTCGACCGCGCAGTCCGCTTCCCGCGGTCGCTGCACATGGCCACGGCCAACAGTTACCCGCAGCTCGAGCTGGTCACGATCCCCAACCTGATCGAGGCGCTAGACCAATGGGGCGTTGACTGGCGGCACATGTCCAGCAAGCGGCGCTTCGAGATCAGCACGCCGCGGGGCGTCTCGCGCATCGAGTACCGCTCAACCGAGAAGGTCCACCACCTGCGCGGCGCCGAGCTTGGGTCGGTCTGGATGGACGAGGTGCGGGACGCCAAGCGCGGCGCCCTGGACGTGATGAAGGGCCGCCTTTCGTGCCCGCACGTGGACAAGCCGCGCATGCTCTGCACGACCACGCCCAACGGCTTCGACGCGTTCTACGCCGAGTTCGTCGGCGAAGGGCGCCCAGGGACGCACGCCTTTTTTAAGTCCACGACGCGCGACAACCCACACCTGCGCCCCGATTACATCCAGCGCATCTACGACGACTACGACCCAGACATGGCCGCGCAGGAGCTGGACGCGGACTTCAGGGTGATGGGCGTCGGCAAGGTCTATTCCTCGTACGCACGCGAGGTCAACGGCCGAGGCAACGACTACGACGCGAGTCTGCCGCTGTGGCTGTGCGTGGACTTTAACATCGGCTCGATGGGCTGGGCGCTGGTGCAGATCACTGGATCGGGCGAGGTCCACGCTGTCGCCGAGGTCTTCGCCCGCGACTGCACGATCCCGCGCATGGCGAAGCTGCTCGCCGAAGGCGGCAACACCGGGCGCGCAGAGTATCCCGCCTGGGCGAAGCTCCACAAGGGCCCGTGGAATCTTGACGGCGACGCGACCGACGGGCGCAACCGGGAGACCGGCGCGAGTGATTGGAAGGTGCTCACCGATGCGCTGCGCGCGCACGGCATCGTGCCCACGGTCCACAAGTCGCGCACTAACCCGGCAGTCAAGGATCGCGTGAACAGCGTGAACGCGCTACTGCGCTCCGCCACGGGCCGGCATCGGCTCTTCCATCATCCGCGCTGCACCGAGCTGCAAAAGGACTTTGAGCAGCTTGTGTGGAAGAACGGCGACATCGACAAGGCGCGCGACCCGATGCGTTCGCACCTGTCGGACGCCGTGGGCTATCTCGTGCACAACAAGTTCCCAGTCACCGGCTCGCCGCTGCTCCAAGGCCGCTTCACCACCGCCCAATGATCGCTGACAAAATCCCCTTCACGGACGGCTATGCGCCCGACCAGCACGCCAAGCTCCTAGGGCAGGGCAGCCAGTCGCAAGGACCCGGCACGCCGTCGCTGTGGTTCCTACGCATGAGCCCGCGCTGGCCGATGATCGACGCGCTGCTACAAAAGACCGAGGGGATGCGCGGCCTCAAGGAAAAGGCGCTGCCCAAGTGGCCCAAAGAGCCGCTCGATGCGTACTTCTACCGCCTGCACCGATCGACATGCCACGGTTTTTTTTCTGACGCCGTTGACGGTCTCTCGCGCAAGCCGTTCGAGAAGACGCTGACTCTTAGCGACGATCTGCCGCCTGGGCTCGAGGTCCTGCTGAGAAACGCAAGCGGCGAGGGCGCCTCGCTCGAAGCCTTGGCTTGCGCCTGGCTCTCGCGCGCCATCGCCAAGGGCGTCGCTCACGTGTGGGTCGATTACTCGGCCGAGGTTCCCGCCGCGACCCTGGCCGAGCAGCACCAGGCCGGCAATCGCCCACTGCTCAAGCTGCTTGACCTGTCGAGCGTCATCGCTGGCAATGCCAACGAAGCCGGGCAGATCAAGCACCTGCGCATCCGCGACCTGGAGATCTACTCCGAAGGCTACGCCGAGCGCGAGCGGCCGCGAATCATCGAGTTCAACCTTCAGCCTGGCGGTGGATACGTTCGCACGGTCTGGAAGGTGATAAAGAACGGAGGCGACTGGGAGAAGATCGAGGAAGGCGAGTTTTCGCTGCCCGAGCTGCCGCTGGTGACGCTCAACCTCGGACACCTTGGGCGCTTCGAGGCCGAGCCGCCGCTGCAATCGCTGGCCGAGATCGAGGCCGCGCATTTCCAGCAGACTTCCGACCACGAGAACAACCTCGCCTCGAGCGTGGGCGGCCTCTTCTTCGCCGGCGCGAGCGAGGACGAGGTGTCTAAGGGCATCGTGCTCGGGCCGAACACGCTCAACGCCAGCCGCGACCCGAACGCCAAGCTGACGTTCGTTGAGCCCACCGGCGCCTGCTTGGAGCGGCGCGCAGAGTGGATCGCGCGGCTCGAAAGCAAGATGCGTGAGCTGGGCGCGCGCCCGATGGTCGAGCAGGCGGCCGCCAGGACCGCAACCGAGGTGAACAGCGGCGACAAGCGCTCGCAGACGGTCCTCCAATCGTGGGTGCGGCTGCTCGAGTCGCGTCTTGTCGAGGCCCTGCGCTTCGCCGCAATGTGGACTGGCGAGGCGCTCCCCGTAGACTTCGCGGTCGAGTGCTACTCCGATTGGAACTCGACCCTGGCGCAAGCTGAGCATCTGCGCACGCTCGAAGCCGGCCGCGCGCGGAAGGACATCGACCGCAAGACCTACCTGAACGAGCTGCAACGCCGCGGCGTCCTCGGCGAGTCGGTCAACGTCCAGGAGGTCATCGAGCTTGCCGAAGCCGAGGGCGAGCTGCCGGACATGCCGGACCTCGGCGACAACCCGCCGCCCCTGGGCCAGCCTGAGCCCCCGCAATGACCGACAACAAGACCGCGGCCGAGATCCTCCTGGACCAGATCATCCGGCGCCAGATCGTGGCGCTGCGGGTCCGGGAGGGCTTCGCGCGTGAGCAGTCGCGGTTCTTTGACATGGAGTTTGCGCGGCCCCTGTTGGCCGAGGTCATGGCCAGGCTGCCGAACGTTCCGCAGCTCGGCCAGGACATCAGCGAGGCCACGAGCAAGCGCCTGGCGGCCCTGTACGAGAAGCTCGACAACATGACCGACGAGGCCTATTCGTCGATGCGAGGTGCTGCGCAGAAGACGCTCCTCACGATCGCCAAGGTCGAATCGAGCTGGGCCGCATCTGCGCTTGCCCGATCGGTTCCGATCGAATTCTCGTTCCAGAAGGCCTCTCCCGATTACCTTCGATCGATTGTCAGAGCGCGCCCGTTCCAGGGGAAGGTGCTCAAGGCGTGGTACTCCGAGCTTGGAGATGCGACCAAGGCGCGCGTGCGTTCGGAGATCCAGCAGGGACTCCAGACCGGCCAGAGCGTCACGGACATCGCCAAGCGGCTCAGCGGGACCAAGGCAGCCGGCTATCAGGATGGGGCTCTGGCGATCAGCCGGCGGCATGCGGAGACGATCGCGGCGACGGCCGCCAACCACGTTTCGACGCACGCCAGGCAGGCCACCTACGAAGCCAACGCGGCGCTCATTAAGGGCTATCGGTTCGTCGCCACGCTGGACAGCCAGACCTCGAAGGTTTGCGCCAGCCTCGACCAAAAGACGTTCGAGCTGGGCAAGGGCCCGATGCCGCCGATGCACATGCGCTGCCGCTCGAGCACCGTGCCTTGGCTCAAGAGCCTCCGCGAGCTAGGCATCGACGTTGACGATGCACCGCCAGGCGCGAGGGCTTCGATGAACGGCGCGGTCCCTGGCGACCTCAGCTTCGAGAGGTGGCTCAAGCAACAGCCTGAGGAGTTCCAGCGCAAGTGGCTGGGTCAGGGGCGATTCGAACTGTGGAGCAAGGGCTTGTCCATCGGCGACATGATCGGGCCCGGCCTTAAGCCGCTGCCGTTGTCGGCGCTGACCGCGGACTGAAAGCCAAACGCGGGCCAAACGCAAGCTTGGCGAGTGCGCGCCGCGCCTAAGACGGGGCAGCCGCGGCGCGTAGGCAGGGCCTTCGTTGCGCGCGGCGCTCCCGTTCTCTGCGGCCTGTGGCCGTGGGCAGTGCCCGAACGCCTCGAATGTCTCTGAAACTCCAACTCGCCAGCAAAGACGGCGTGCCCGAGGGGCTCGCCCAATTCGTCAAGACCGACGGCAACGCCACGATCCTCGAGCTTCCCGATGGGTGGGGCATCGACAACGTGTCGGGTCTGCGGTCCAAAAACAGCGAACTGCTGGGCGAAGTCCGCCAGCTCAAGTCGAAGCTCGACCCGATCAAAGACCTCGATCCGTCCGACGTGCAAGCGAAGCTCGCGCGCCTGGCTGAGCTCGAGGCGCAACCTCCCGGCAGTGGCATCAAGGCCATCGAGGAGGCCCGCAAGCAGCTCGAGTCCCAGTACCGCAAGGATCTGGACCAGACCAAGGCCGAGGTGCTGACGCTGCGCGAAGAGCGCAAGCGCGCCGCGCTCGCCCAGGCGGAAGCCCAGGCGCTGCGCGAGAGCAAGCACAAGCCGCTGCCCGGTGTCGAGTACCTGCTCCGCGAGCACCTGAGCGTGCTCGAAGAGGACGGGCAGCTCCACGTCGTAGTGGTCGATCCCGCGAGCCGCAGGCCTCGCGTCACGACCAAGCCCGGCGGCTCTGGCTACATGCGCGCCGACGAGCTGATCGAAGAGCTGGCGACCAACGAGCGATTCGGCCACCTGTTCCAGGGGAACGGCAAGGTCGGAGCTGGAGTCACGGGACGCAACGGGGCTGCTGTGCCCAATCCCTGGATGAAAGGCCAGGTGAACGTCACGAAGCAGATGGAGCTGATGAGCACAAACCCCGACCTCGCCAACCAGCTCAAGGCGCAAGCCGCTTCGAGCAAGTGACCACCTACTGACAGATGGCAACCGCAGTCACCAACGTGATCGTTCCGAGTGTGTTCGGCCAGTACATGGCCGAGCAGTCCACTCTCTCCTCTCGAATCATCCGCAGCGGCATCGCCCAAGCGGACTCGAGCATCGGAGCGCTCTTTCCCAACTCCTCGGGCATCATCGCCCGAATTCCCTTCTGGCAGCCGCTGGCCGACGCTGCCGCCAACGCTTCCAGCGACACCCTGGCCAACTCGGCGACCCCGCGGACTCTGACCGCTGACGATCAGATCTGCCGCCGCATCGACCGCAACGACTCGTGGCGCACGATGGACCTGGCCGTGATGCTGGCCGGGGACGACCCCTTCGGCGCCCTGCTGTATGGCAACGGCGCAATGCAGGGTGGCGCGATGGAGTGGCTGTTCCAGCAGCAGCAGCGAGACCTCGTTGCGACCCTCACGGGTGTCGTTGCGGACAACATCGCCAACGACTCGGGGGACATGGTGTTTACCGTCGGCGTCACCGGCACTTCTGCCGCCGGCGCTGCCGCTGCAACCGACAAGATCAGCCCGACCGCGATCGCTCTTTCCCGCCTGACCCGCGGGGACAAGGGCATGCAAGCGCCGATCTTCGTCTGCCACTCGGTTGTGGCCGCCGAGCTGGCGATTCAGGGCCTGCTCCAGAAGATCGACTCCAACGGCCGCGTGCTGTCGGAGTTCGAGTCGCTGTCCACCCAGACGCTGAACTACAGCCAAGCGCTGGGCATGACCATCTTCATCGACGACCGCTGCCCCGCGGTGGCCGACGGCGCCTCGCGCACCATGTACACCAGCTACCTGGTGGAGCCTGGCTTCATCCGGTACGCGCCGCTGGTGCCGAAGGTCCCGATCGAGTTCGACCGCCTGCCGCTTGTCGGCGATGGCGGCGGCGCGGATCAGATCACGATCCGCTTCGGCTACGTGATGCACCCGACCGGTTTCGAGTGCACGGTCTCCACTCCGACGATCTCTGCCGCCACCCTGGCGACCGCCACGACCTGGAACCGGGTTTGGGGCCGCAAAAACATCGGCTTCGTCGCCATCCGCTCGAACGGCTGATCCCCATGACTGAACAACTCGACTTCTCGGAATGCGTCCAGCGCAAGCTGGCGGAAGAGCGCGCCGCGCTTCAGCTGCGCGCTCAGGCCCAAGCGGCAAACTCGCCCGAGGGCATCAGCAAGGCGATGCAGGCCGAAATCGCTGCTGTCGAGGCTCGCCTTGCCAAGCAGATCGATTCGGTCTTCGCCAAGATCGAGGCCGTGATCAAGGCCAAGGGCTGACCTGACGGATGGCGCGCCCGCTGCTCCTGAACCAGGCGATCCTCGAGGACTTTGAGTCGGGGATCCCTTTCAAAAATCTGTTTCTCCAGAGCCGCCCCTGGCTCAGCGAAGCAGCGGGCACCTTCGGTCTTTTCGTTAGCAACGGCGGCACCGTTGCGACCGACGCGAACGGCTGGCAGACGCTCTCTGCCGGCCAGCGCGCGGGAACACTCATGTGCCGTGAGCTGCAAGTGTCCGGCGTGGACGGGGCTGGCCTGTACCCGCCGGGCAACTACGTTCTCACCTACACGGGCGTAGGCCGCATCATCCTGGGATTCGACGCTGTGCCCCAGGAGAAAGAATCGAACAACCTCTGGGCCAAGCCGCAGAGCCCTGGGCGGATTCTGTTCAGCGTCCCGGCGGCAACCGGCGCGGGCATCTATCTGGGGATCGACGAGCAGGACGCGGGGAACCCGGTCCGCAATATCGTCGTCACGCGCACCGAGTTCGAGGGGACGCTCGCCGCGAACCCGTGGGACCCGGCGTTCCTGATCGACATGGCGCCGTTCTCGTGCCAGCGGGTAATGAACTGGCAGCGGATCAACTATCACCCGTACGCCAACTGGAGCGACCGCGCGACGCTTTCCAGCGCACGCTACACCACGCGCCGCGGCGTGCCGTTGGAGCTGCTGATCGACCTGGCGAATCGCACCGGGGACGATCTGTACGTCTGCATCCCGCACAAGTACACGGACGCGGCTGTCCAGTCGATGGGGGACCTCATCAACTCGACGCTGAATCCGCAGATCAACGTATGGGTCGAGTACTCCAACGAGATCTGGAACTCGCTATTTGACTTCAACCCTGGTTTTTCAGACTGGGACGCGAGCGACGGCCAGGGCGCCTACTGCGAGACCCAAGGCCTCGCGCTTAGCCTTGACGCAAACGCATACCAGGCACGGCTCAAGTTCTACTCGCGGCGCGCACGGCAGGTGCTTGGGATCTTCCGCGCCCGATTCTCGAACCCTGCGCGCGTCAAGCGCGTAATCGGCGGCCACCACGAAGGCGACGACTCGAACAACAACACGATCCTCGACTTCGAGTCGGCAAGCTCGAACGCTGAGGCCTTCGCCACTGCGCCGTACTGGGGTGACAACTCTGGCGGCCTGGCGAACGCGCAGAACACGATCAACTCGATGCAGACCGACCTGAACGGCACGGTCAGCGCGAAGATCGCAGACCACAAGGCGCGCTCATCGTCCCGCGGGCTCCAGTACATCTACTACGAGGGGGGCACGTCCCCGATCCCGACGAACGGCGCGCAGGTGGAGGTCGTCAAGGAAGCCCTATACGACGTGCAGATGCTCGACCAGTACGAGCAGTTCTTCGCCACGAGCCTTGCTGCTGGCGTCGATCTTGTGGGGGTCTACAGCTACTGCACGAAGTACGGCACGAACGGGGCATTCGGCCACCTGCGCCGCGTTGGCGAGAGCCCGCGCCCGCCTCGTTGGATTGCGCTTGAGAATTTCGTCAACCAGACCGTCACCGCGCCCACGACTCCGCCGAGCCAAGCGCTTGTGGACGCCTACTACGGCTTCGACTTCGGGTCTTCCAAGTGGAAGGCCTTCGCTGGCCCGCAGCCGAAGACGACCTTCTTTGGCAGCGTCATCGACTTCTTTGGGCCGCTGTATCGCACGCAGATCCTAGCCTCGAACACGGAGTTCACCGTCTCGAACGCGCTCCGCGGCGCCCGCCTTGTGCTTGAACTGCAAGGGGACTTCCAGGTGCGCTGGCCTTCGAGCTTCCGCATCCGCTCGGGGCGCTACGACGGCCGCGACAGCCGCCTGAACATCGTCAGCATCTATTGCGTCGAGCACTCGGGAACCCCTCAGTTCGACGTGACGATCGAGACGCTGCCGGCTGCGCAGACTGGCCTGCTGCTTCGCCAAGCGCTTGTGACTAACGACTTCACCACGCTCTTCGGGAGCTGGGCCGAAGTGTTGAGCACCACCGCGGCAACGCCGGCGACAGCGAACCGCTACAGCCGACTGGGCGAGATCGAGCGCTTCCGCCGCCGTGATGGCTTCTTCTATCTGCGCGTCCGCTACCCGCTCAGCAATGGCGGCGACAGCCAGCCCCAGTCAATCGCTTGGCGCCAGCGCAGCAGCCCGATAGAGCCGATCGCCCGCGAACGAGTCGTTGGCTACCAGCTCTTGGCGAACAACCTCATCAACGCCACGCCCTACGGCGGCCTGTGCCGTACCTCGGTCAACGAGGCGTGGCTCAGCTACGCCCCCGGGCAGATCGCGGCCTTCGTGCCGTTCCTCGCCATATCGAGGCACGGCCTGGCGCCTTTCTTGGCGCTCGGCAACTCGCTGATCCTGAGCCCCAACCAGCTGCTTACCACGGCCGTCGAGCTGTACGCGGACTGACCCATGGCAGACGTCCTGATCCCCGAGGCCGGCGCGCCGATCGACTTCTGGCGCTTCATGGCCTCCAGCTCTGAGACCCCGCGGCGCCTGTGGGTGTTCCTCGGTCAAAGTAACATGGTCGGCTACAACTCGGGCCGGTCGGTGCTGACCATTGACCAGCTCTTGCCGAACATTGAGTGCCAGGACGTCGACGACGCGATCGTCCCCGCGCGCTACCCGTTCCCGTTTTACCTGCCGAACTCGACCGAGTACGAGCCGCTCTGGAGTATCGCCAACATCAACGTCTCGCCGGCGATGAGCTTCATGCAGTCGCTCGCGCGGACGAACACGGAGGCGCGTCTTGTCGCTTCGATGGGCGCGATCGGCGGCTCGAGCTTCACCGGCGCGCTCGCCGCGCGCAACTGTGCAAGCCCGGGCAGCACCTACAAGCTGGCGAACAATCTCCGCGATCGCATTGTCGCCAGGATCAACTCGGCGATCGGTCAAGGGTGCATCCTCGAAGGCTTCGTCTGGTGCCAGGGCGAAAACGACGCTGTGAACCTGCACAACGCCGGCAACACGGCGGCGCAGACGCAGGCAATCTACAGCGCAGAGCTGATCCGCCTGATCGACGATCTGCGCGGCGGCGCGATCATCAACGACGCGTTCGGCAGCCATACGCACAAGCCGTTCCTCATCCTGGAGATGCCGCGGACGCTGACCGGCACGGCGTCTTCCGCGATCCCGGCGCCGACTCTCGCGCCGACTCTGCCCGAGTCGATCCTTTTTGCCATCGAGGCCGCCAAGCGCGTGGTCGCCCGCGACGTGCCCTATTGCGCCTACGTGGAGAGCGGCGGCCTTGCCAGCGAAGCGGACGCGATCCACTACACCGGCGCTGCTGCCCGCGAGCTTGGGCACCGCGCATTTGGTGCCATCGACCGGGCGCGCCAAAACGTCACCAGCACCACGACGAACGCGCGCCAAGGGCTCCCGACGCTGCCGCGCGCGCGCTACGTCACAGTCAACGGCCGCCGCTGCGAATTCGAGTTCGGCAACAACCTCCGCGGGGCAGGCTTCTCGGGCGCCGCGATCTCTGACTCCCTGGGCACGGTGGTGAACCAGCTCTGGGGTGGCACTGGAGTCGGCGCCCTCTTCAGTCAAGCGCTCGCGTTCGACGGCGCGCACCTCGTCAGCGTCAACCTGGGCACCGGCGCCAAGGTCAGCGAGTCGGCCGTTGCCGTTGGCACTGGCGGCGCTCCCGAGCACTGCATCCAAGTGGACGGTCTGTCTGGAGTTTTCGGAGACGTGCGCCTTCGCACTACGCCGACCGCGATCACGCTCGAGCGCAACGGCGCCGTCCTGTTCACGTTCGCGCTGTCCACGGGCTCGGTCGAGAACCACACCAGCAATGGCCCGCTGATTCTCCGCAGCCCAAACGGCACGCGCTACGCGCTGCGGGTCACCAACGCCGGCGTCCTCGACATCACTGCCGCCTGAGCATGGCACTTCTTCGACCCAATCACGTCGTAGCCTACGACCCGTCGGGCGTCTTGACTGCCAACCAGCAAGCGCGCGTCTACTACGACCCGACGATCAAGCCGGACACCGGCGGCCGTCGGCGCGTGTACGTGCTCCAAGGCGGCGGCTTCCTGCCTGGCTCTGGCACGCTGCCCGATGGCTGGGACCCTGACCTTGGTGGCGAGCTGGGGCTCTGCTACAAGGCCGGGGATGCCGTGGTGATGGTCGGCTATACGCCGCACTCGCCGACGATCTTGGGCCAGGGGGCGTTCGACTATCAGCAGTGGAACCTCGGCCCTGGCGAGGTGCTGACGCTGGATAGCAGCAATCCGGCGAAGATGGCGCGCCGCTGCGCAGAACGCGACGTGGTGAACTGCCTGCAACACTTCGCCACGTTCCAGGTTGGCGACCTGTCGCGGAGCCCGCGGCGCGCGGCGCTGTGGGCAAAGAGCGCGGGATTCCTTGCTAGCAGCTTCGCAGTGTTCGGCCCTCAGCGCGGCGATTCGACCGCGACGATCGAGCGTTTCAGGGCCCCGACGCGCGTCGCCGCGTTCATGGGCCGCGCTTCGATCTCGAGCCCGCCGGCTTGGCTGCACACTCGCTTCTTGCGCCACTGGAGCAACGGCTTCGGTGTGGCGGCGCAGACGATTGGCGGCGCGGTCAACGCATCGAACCCGGCCAACCTCTTCTCTGGCCTGATCAACATGCGCCAATCGTCGGCGCTTTGGATGATCGAGGCGAACAGCCCGCAGATGGCCCAGGCGCGCCGCGACAACGCCTCGATGCCCGTCTGGATCGAGAACACCGGCAGCGTGGCGTTCCAAGGACCCTACACCTACAGCGGCATGTGGAACGTCCTAACCGAGGATCACCCGCCCGAGGCCGTGATGTCGATCCAGACCGTGCTGCAAGCGCTCCAAGCGGAGTTCCCTGCCGAGTACGTCCACGACGCAAAGTCGGCATTTGTGCTGACCGGGCCTGGCGAGACCGCGCCCACCGACGAAGACCGTTGGGCTTGGCTCGACCAGTCGATGGAGCAGGCCCCCTACGTCAAGGTGCTCTGATGGCTCTGATCGTCGAAGACGGCTCCGCGGTCGCTGGTGCAGAGAGCTACATCAGCGTGGCCGATGCGGACGACTACATCGGCAAGTGGGTCGCTGACCCTTCCGCGTGGCAGGCTCTTGCAACGTCGGCTAAGGAAAACAAGCTGCGCCAGGCTACGCAGTACCTGGATGCCGTGTTCGTGACTCGCTGGAAGGGCTACATCGCCACCAGCGGGCAATCGCTCAACTGGCCGCGCCAGTACGCCTACGATGAGCGCGGCAATAGCATCGAGGGGGCGGTCCCGCTTGAGCTGCGGCGCGCCACGGCGACGGTTGCGGCTGCTGCTGCTGCTGCTCCGCTCGTGCCGCTCGGTGGCAGCGCCACGACCGACAACCAAGCGATCGTCGAGCAGGAGGTCGAGGTCGGCCCGATCAAGCGGCGGACCAAGTACGCAGAGCCCGCAGCGCTCAGCTCTGGCGGATTCCCCAAGATCGGCGCGGCCGGCGGCATCATCGCCCTGGTCTCGTCCATGCTTTCGCCGCTCCTTGCGGGTGGTGGCAGCGGGAGCGTGATGCGCTCGTGACTGAGCTAGACGACCAGATCCGGCCCGAGGTCTTGGATATCGTCCAGGAGCTCGGCAAGGCCATCGAGTTCAGGGTGACGACCGAGGCGTACGACGTCGCGTCGGGCGTGACCACGCCGCTGTCCATCCAGTGGGTGTCGGTTAAGTGCTCGCCGCCCAGCCAGTACCAGATCAGCCGCGACGGTGAGCCGGACAAGCTCATGGAGACGCTTGGCACGCTCGTGCCTGCGCTCGGGCTTACGTTCGAGCCCAAGGTCGAGCAGATCGTCCGCTTCGACGGTCGGGAGCGGCGCATCGTTTCCGTGGGCAAGATCTACTCGGGCGACCTGATCGCGGCTTTCGTCCTGGGGCTGTCCACGTGAGCTTCCGCGACCTGAGCCTCCAATTGTCGGACGAGGGCGACAATCTCGAGCTGCGCTACCTGATCCTGGTGCGCCGGCTCGCGCTGGACGCGCTGACTCGCGTCGTGCTCCTGTCGCCCGTGCGGCTGCCGCCGAAGCCCGGGAGCAAGCGCCGGCGCATCCCTGGAGGGCGGCTTCGCGGCGGCTGGCAGCTCGGGCTCAATGCGACGCCCCAGGGCGTGCCGCCGACCAAGGACCAGTCCGGCTCGGCCACTATCGCGGCGAACCAGGGCAAGGCCGAGTCCGTGAGCCTGGGCGACGTGGTGCACCTCGCCAACAACGTGGCATATGCCCCGATCATCGACGAGGGCCGCAAGGCCGCGACCGTGACCGTCCGCCGCGGGGGCAAGGCCGTGACCTTCTCGCGGCAGCAGGGCTCGATCCAGGCGCTCCGCGGCATGACGTTGGTGGCCGCCGAGGAGCTGCGCGCCAGCTACGGCGGGAGGGTGGTGTGAGCTACTCGGAGATCGCCTCCAGGCTTCGCCAGGCCATCCAGAGGCCGCTGGATGCCGCCATGCCCCCGGGAGCCGAAGTGCTGTGGCCGAATGCGCCAGGTGCCACGGCAGAAAGCCAGGAGGCCGGGCCCTGGGCCGCCGTGGACATCCAGTGGCTAGGCGTTGACTCCCTAGCCTTCGGTGCGGGGCTGAGGCTGCGCCACCGGGGCATCCTCGAGGCCGTCCTGGTCTGGCCGGCGGGCGCCGGCGAGGGCGGCCTGTTCGCTGCCGCCGATCAGCTGGCCTCGGCGCTGACCGAGACCACGGCGGGGCCGGTGCGCATCCGCCAGCCCGAGCTGGTCGATGCCGATGCGGGCGAAGGGTGGGCAGCGAGAGCGTTTCGCCTCGCCTGGACGGCCGATGAAACCAAAAGCAAACCTTCGGAGATTGAAGCGCCCGAGGAGGGTACATGGGCGCTTGGATCTGCTGCGATCAGGCAGGCACTCTCCGCAGTCGTCGCCGCGAGTACAGGCCTCACGGTGGTCTACGGGAACGCTCCGCAGGAGTCGCCGCCCGTGACCGAGGCCAGCGTCTACGCGAGAGTCCTGACTGGCGCGCAGATCCCTAACCAAGCATCCGAGTCCAGCGACGCAACGAAGATCGGCGCCTTCCTTGCCGACATCGTGACGCCCGCTGGCACCGGAACCGGACTAGCTTTCTCGATCGCCGACAAGATCTCGAATGCCCTCTCGATGGCCAAGGCTGGCCGCATCGAGCTGGGCGCCGCGACCTTGACCGATCAGAGCCTAGTAGGCCCCTCGTGGGTCACCACGATCCAGATCCCGTACCGCTTGACCCACGCTCACTGACCAGACATGGCTCTCATTAACGCGCCCGCAGTCGCCGAAGGCACCCGAGTCGCCATCGCCAAGGAGACGACCTACAAGGTCGCGCCGACCGGCGAGGCCAACGTCCTGCCGATCTCCGGCGAGAGTCTGCGCCTCGACAAGCGCTACACCGACAGCCCGACGATTTCGAGCAACCGCCGCTCGCAAGGCCAGACCCAAACCGGGCAAGGCGTGAGCGGTGGCGTCAACTTCGCTCTGCGCGCAAAGGCCTTCGACGAGTACTTGGGCGCCGCGCTGTGGGCCCCCAACTGGACCTCGGGCGTCGCCGCGTTCCCCTCTGGCACGCCGCTCGATGCGACGATCGCGGTTAACTTGACCCGCTTCGAGTTCTTTTCGGCCGGCAATCAGCTGCCGGTGTTCGCCGCTGACGACGTGGTGAGCGTGACCGATGCGCGCAACTGGAACCACGTCGGCACCTACCGCGTGGCCACTGGCAGCACGCCGACCGCCGGCACCTTCCTGGCGCTCAAGCTGGACGGCACCGCGCCCTTCGCCGATGCCGTGGCTCAATCGCTGCGCATCGTCAAGGTTGGCGAGTTTGGGAGCTTCACCCTGACCGCGACCGTGGGCGGCACGAAGGCCACGATTGACATCCTCGACTCGAACGGCGCCGCTGCGGCTGTAGCTCAGGGCTGGATCAAGCTGGGCGGGTTCACTACCAACCAGGGCAACAACGGCATCTGGCAGGTCGAGTCTGCGAGCACCACGACCCTGACGCTGGTGCGAAACGACGGCAGCTCTCTGTTCGTCACCGAGACTGACGCTTCCTCCTGGTGGGCCATCGGCGAGTACGCGCAGGACGGCCAGACCCGCAGCTCGTACTCGATCGAGAAGCGCTTCGACCTCGCGTCCGATGTGTTCGAGCTGCACCTCGGCTGCGTCGTGGACCAAGGGACGCTCAACTTCAGCGTGGGCGAGCCGATTTCTGGCACCTTCGCGTTCCAGGGTGCGACCATGACCTCGCCGGCCGCGGCGCAGTTCTCGACCTACATCGCCCAGCCTCAGACCACCGAGTACGGGCCTGCTCAGGACGTGCGCGCCGTGCTGGCTGGTGGCGTCGGTGTGAGCCTGCGTTCGGCCAGCTTTCAGGTTGCCAACAACGTGCGGCCGATCGAGGAGCTGGGCGTGCTCGGCGCGTCGCAAGTCGTGCCCGGCACCTTCGCGCTGACTGGCACGCTCCAGGCCTACATCGAGGATGGCTCGCTGCTGTCGCGCTTCGCCAACGGGACCTTCACCCGCATTGACCTCTTGGCCTTCGACTCGCAGGCGAACGGCTACCTCATCGTCCTGCCGCGCACCAAGTTCACCGAGGCGCCGGCCAATGCCACGGGCAAGAACACCGACGTGTTTGCCCAGGTGGCGTTTGCCAGCGAGGAAGACCTTGCCGCCGGCTACCAGGCCCGGATCTACCGCTACCTCTGACCAATGCCCAGCCTCCAGAAGATCAAGCTCTCGACCGTCGCGCTCGACAACGGCGCGTGGTTCACGCACGCGCTCGGCTTCAAGTTTCGCGTTCGCCGGCTGACCTACAAGCCGTACCGCGAAGCGCTTGAAGGCGCTCTCCGTGAGCTGCGCGGCCGCGGGCTTGAAGCCGCGGAGCTGTCGGCGGCGATCGACAAGACCGTTGCCGTCCTGTTCGCTACGCACGTCGTGGTGGACTGGGCGGAGGTCACCGAGCCCGGCCCCGATGGCGTCGAGGTCTCGGTGCCATTCAGCGCTGAGCGGCTCAAGGCCATGCTGTGCGATCGGGCCTACTCCGATCTGTACGACTGGCTGACCGACTGCGCGCGCACCGGCGAAGCCTTCCGCGAGAAAGCCGCCGCGGAGACGCTGGGAAAGTAGCCAAGCGGCTGCGCTGGTTTCGCAAGTGGGGCGCCGAGCTGGATGCCTTGCGAGTCGAAGCCAAGCGCGGCCGCAAGCGGCAGGGCTGGATCGAGTATCTGGCCCTGCCCGAGCTGCAACGAGACGAGGCCTGGTTCGAGAGCGCATTCCTCGAGCTGAGCGCGCAACGCGGCATGGGCTTCAGCGGGCCTGAGGCCCTCAAGTTTACCGAGATCGAGTCCTACCTGAGACTCGCCGACGTCACCAGCTACGACTCGCGCCGCGAAGCCCTAACGATCCTCCTGGCCCTGGACCGCGACTACCTCAATGACCTCCGTCGAGCTCAAGATTGACAGCCGGCCGGCGTCGGAGGGCATCGAGAGACTTAAGGGCAGCCTCGAGAGCGCGGCGAAAGCTGCTGACACTGCGCAGGCCGCGACCGAAAAGCTAGTCGAGGAGCTGATCGACACGGCGCAGGTGTCGAAGACCACGGCCACCAACCTAGAAGAGGTGGCGCAGGCCAGCAGGCGCACTGCTGAGCGGCAGAGAGACGCCGCAAGCAAGATCACGACCACGACCGATGCCGCTGCCAAGGCGTCAAGCGCCTACAAGGACACGACCGGGCGCTTGGTCGAGATGGACCGCAAGCTAGTCTCTGCCGGCAACTCGGCCCAGGTGATGGGCCAGAAGATCAGCGAGTCTGCCCAGGGCGGCATCGAAGACCTGAAGCGGATCGCGCTCCAAGCCGCTGCCGTAGCCGGTGCGTTTGTCGGAGTCCGCGCGTCTGTCGAGGCGTTCTCGGGCTTCGAGCGGACTCTTGCCCAGGTCGGATCCGTTGCCGGCGCAACCGAGGGTGAGCTGCGCCAGCTTGAAGCTGCGGCGCGCGAAGCCGGGGCTTCGACTGAGTTCTCCGCGCGCCAGGCGGGCGAGGGCCTGCTGCTGCTGGCACGTGCCGGCTTCACTTCGCAGCAGGCGATCCAGGCGCTACCCGGCGTGCTCAACTTGGCCATCGCCGACGCTGTGGAGCTTGGGGAAGCCGCGGACATTGCCGGCTCGGCGCTCAACATCTTCGGGCTCCAGGCGGCCGAGCTGAACCGCATCGCCGACGTGCTGGTGCAGACCAGCAACAAAAGCAACACGGGCGTGCGCCAGCTTGGCGAGGCGCTCTCGTACGTCGGTCCCATCGCCAAGGTTACGGGCCTGTCGATCGAAGAGACGGGCGCGCTTGTGGGCGTGCTTGGCAACGCCGGCATTCAGGCCAGCCGCGCTGGCACGGCGCTCTCGAACATCCTGCGCGGGCTGGCGAGCATCTCGGGGCCTGCCGCGGAGACGCTCCGCCGTCTTGGCCTGTCGCAGCGCGACGTGTCGCTCGAAAGCAACACGCTCGTTGAGGTTCTGCGCAAGCTGCGGGATGCGCAGATCGGGGCCTTCGACGCTGAGCAGCTATTCGGCGCCTACGGTCAAGCCGCCGCGCTGGCGTTGTCGGCCAACGTCGAAAAGGTAGTCGAGCTGACGGCGGCCAACCGCGCCAGCGAGGGCGTGGCCGATGCTGCCGCCAAGGCTGTCGGCGACAACCTGACGGGCAGTTATCGAAACTTGCAGTCCGCAATCGAAGCGGCGCAGATCGAAATCGTTGGCGGGATCAACCCGGCGCTGCGCGGGCTCACGGACACCGCGACCGAGGCCGTGCGCGGCGTGTTTAATCTTGGCGACACGCTCGAAGAGACTGGCACTGGCGCCCGTGTGCTGGCGACCGGCCTTGCTGTGCTTACCGGCGTTGGCGGATTCGTGGGCCTCGTATCTGGAGCCAAGGGCGCCAACATCGCTCTGACCGCGCTCACGGCCACGATCAAGGCAAACCCCTACACCGCCGCGGCGTCTGCGGTGCTGACGCTGGCTGGCGCTTATGCGACTTGGCGTGGCTCCATTAGTCAAGTCGATCAAGCCGTCATCGGCAACGTCGCCCTGCTTGAGTCGCTAAAGGACGTGACTGCTGCGCTGCCGCGGCAGATCGCCAACTTCAATTCGTCGCTTGCCAGTGACGGCCAGGATGGGGCGCAGCAGCAGCTCCAAACCGTAATCCAACTGCTGGACATTGTGAAAACCCGCGCTGAGCAGGCGGGCACGGCAGTCAATCTCGACAACCTGGCAAAGCTGACCGGCGGCGGCGACCTTGAGCGTTTCCTGCTTGAGCAGGAACGCCTCGCAGAGTCTCGCCTTATCGGCGCCCTCTCTGGCCCGATTCGATCCGAGAACTTTGACGCATTCCAAGCCGCGCTTGCTGACATTGGCGCGCAGGTCGAAACCATCGCCGAGTCCAACTTCGATCGCAAGGTTGATGAGCTAAAAAGCGCGGCTAGCCTGCTGCGCTCGGCCGAGGAAAACTTTGACCGCCAGCCGAACGCGGGCAACCTTGAGCGGCTTGAGGAGCGCAAAGAGCGCTTCCGCCTGGCGAGCCAGGAGCTTGCCTCCGAAATCGTCTCGGGCGTTCGCCTTGTCGCGCTCGACTCCGAAGCCTTTTCCGCCGCCGTCGAAGTCGTTAAGGGCCAACTCCGCGAGAGCTTTAACGCCGCGCCCGAGAACGGCCAGGCTCAAGGCGCTGGCCTGCCCCGCGGCGCATCCATCGGCGAGGAGCTGGACGAAGAGACTAAGAAGCGCGACAAGCTGCGCCAAGAGCTGAGCGCGTACCTGTCCGCGCAGCAGCTCGAGCTTGACCTGCTTAACCTGTCCGAGCGAGATCGGGCAATCGCAACGGCGCAGATCGAAGCGATGGCAAAGGCGATGGGCCTCGGCACCCAGGCCGCTATCGCCATCGGCGCGGCCAACGGGCTATTCGCTCGCCAGCTCTTCGATGCGAGGGACGATCTCTCGGCCTACAACGAGGCGCTCGCGCGGCAAGCGCAGCTTCAAGACGAGCAGGACAACGCGCGGCTTCGCGGCAAGCGCGCGCTGGCTGAAAACCTCGTCACTGTCCAGCAGGAGATCGACCTGCTCAAACTGGGCAACCGAGAGCGCTTCATCGAGCTGGAGCTGCTTCGCGCTCGCCAGCAGTTCGACGGGGCGCCGCTGGATGAACAAGACCAGGCCGAGCTTGAGCGGCTTCGCAAGGCGCTTGGAGAGCTTGCCGATGGCGATGCCGCGGCGCGCGCAGCCCAGAACCTCTCCCGCTCTTTCGGCCAAGCATTCGCCGACATCATCCAGCAGGCCGAGAGCGCGAACGACATCCTGCGCGGGCTGTTCTCCAACCTGGGCAACCAACTTATCTCCGGCTTTGCGGCGCAGGGGTTCCAGGCGTTCTTCACTGGCGCAGGATCGCCGATCGCTGGCGCCTTCGCCAGCGCAGCCGGAAACGCCAACGGCAACGCCTTCTCGAACGGCTCCGCTTCGCCGCTGCCCAACTGGACGATGGCTAAAGCCTTCGGGATGGGCGGCGTGTTCAGCGGACCGACGTTCTTGCAAGGAGCCCAGGGGCTCAACCTTTTCGGCGAAGCCGGGCTCGAGCTTGCGGCGCCGGCTGTGCGCAACGCCCGCGGGCAGGTCGCGATCTCGATCGCCGACAACGTGCGGGCCATCGCTCAAGCGATGCAGCCGAACGTCACGGTCATCAACAACTTTTCCGGTGGCGCTGGCGGTCCCCGCTCCTCGAATGGCGTCGGCGGCCTGGGGCTGTCCGAGCGCCAAATGGTCAACAACGCGCTTCGCCGCGCCGCGATCTGATGGGCTTTCACGAAGTCAGCTTCCCGCTTCCGCTCGCCTATGGCACCAGCGCAGGCCCCGGCTACAGCTCCTCCGTGGTTCAGCTTCGCAGCGGGGCCACGCAGCGAGTCGCAACGTGGGAGGATCCGTTGCACGTCTACGACGCGCTGGACGCTGTGCGCGACGAGGCGTCCATGTCCACGCTCAAAGCGTTCTACATTGCGCGGCGCGGCGCGCTCAACGGTTTCAGGCTTAAGGACCCCGGCGACTATTCGACGGGCGCCAATGACCGGGGCGCGCCTTCCGCTGGCGACGTGCTGCTCGGCTACGGGGACGGCTCCAACACCGAGTTTCAGTTGGTCAAGCGCTACAACCCGGCCACGGATTACGAGTGGGAGCGGACGATTCGCAAGCCGGCATCCGGTTCTGTGCTTGTGTCTGTCGCCGGCGTGACGACCTCGGGCTTTACCCTCGACACGACCACTGGCAAGGTCACGCTGTCCACGCCTCCGGCGAATGGCGCGGCCGTACGCGCGGGCTTCCAATTCGACGTGCCGGTCTTCTTTGCCCCCGAAGCTGACCGGCTGCTGTCGATCAGCTTTGCCCAGTTCAACGACCATCGCGTGCAGGTGCCGATGATCGAAGACCGGGCCGACTATCAGACGCCTGCCGGCTACTTGTACGGGCAGGCTCAAGAGTCGTTTAACCCTGGGGCGGACATCCAGGTCTCGCCGCTTGTCGCGCGGCTGTGGATCATTTCGGGCAGCGTAAGCAACGGCGCCGGCTGGCGACTGCCTAACGCATCCGGGCTCAAGCTGGGCGGGCCTCTGTTTGCGCTGTCGAATCAGACCTCTGATTTGCTGGCAATCCGCGACGCAAGCGGCACTCTTGTGCAGACTATCCCCGGGCTGACGACCTATCAGGTGTATTTGGGCCAGTTGGCGTCGGGGCAAAAACGCTGGGTGTTTGCCCGATGAAAGCCGGCGAATACTACGGCGGGTGGATGATCGTCTCTGGGCGGGATGATCTGGTGGTCATCCCCGGGCGGCGATTCGTTGACGTGGACTGCGGCGGCGGCGAGATTCCGCTTGTGCTGCCGGATCCGCAAGACTTGGCGCCTGGTCTGGAGCACTGGCGTATCTTCGTCCGCAACGGCTCGCTGAGCTTCGGCAACGTCGTTTTCGAGCCCCCGGCCCTGCCCGTGGACTTCGGCGGCGGAGTCGTGGTGCTGCTTCAACCAATCAACGCCGCGGGCGACTTCGAACTCCGCGACAACGTGACCGGCTTCGATACCGTGCTGCAATCTCAGACCCGCGGCACGGTCTCGCCTTTCGTCGTGCGCGACGGGGCCGAGCAGCTCATGCTGTTCCAGGAGGGCGAGCTAGTCGAGGAAGGCACGGCATCGGCCGGCCAGTGGCTCAGCGTCAGCTTCGCCGGCTACCAAGGCGGGGCGCCGCGCTGGGTCTATCAGGTGGGCGACTACACCGACGCCAAGGCGCTCGATAGCACGCCGGGGCTGGTGTTCTCGCACGGCATTGACGGTGCTGCTGCGCCGAACAACCAGGCTTTCCGTTTTGATGCGGGCCTCGCGTCGTGGCGCAATCTCCCCGCTGCGCCGACGAATCGCGCAGAGGCGCATGCATTCGCTCTGCCGGCAAGCGGCCAGGATTGGCACTTCGTGTGCGGGGGAGACGGGCCGCTAAGCAGCGCCGAGCGCTACCTGCTCGACACCTGGGGCACCATGACGGCGCTGCCCGCTGCAATCACCGGCGGGGCATCGTGGGACGCCAACGCGCTGGGCTATGTCCACGGCGGGGTGGGGCAGAGCGGCAAACTCAGGGAGTTCCTGGCGACGGCCGGCTTCGGCGCATGGACTGAGCGCTCGACCTCGTTGCAGGCGCGGGTCTCGCACACCGGGGGACGACTCGGCGGCGCGCCGCTGCCGTTCGGTTACCTGTCCGGCGGCGCCATGGGGCAGGATGCATCGCTGGTGCAGCGTTACCAGTCTGGACTCGATGCCTGGGGCCTCGCGCCGCATCGGCCGAGCGGCACGGCGATCGGGGTCTCCAGCGCGGCCTACGTCTCGGACCAGGGCGTCGGCTGCCGGGTGTTCCTGGGCGGCCGGCATCAGTGGCAGGGGACCGACCTCGCCGATGGATCGCGGCAGGCCTGGGAGCTGTCGGCCTCTCCGGTCGAGGGCTGGCGCTCGCTCCCGTCTGCGCCCGCTGTTGTGGCGCGCGCCGCGGGGGCCGGACCTGGCGTCGGCGGCCGGGTCTACTTCGCCGCAGGCGGCCTGAGCAATCCCATCTCCGCTGCCTGGAGTTACGGGCCGCTGGAAACCTGGAGGGCTGAGCCTAGCGCGCCGGCTCCGCGGACGGGTATCTCCCAACATGGCACCTCGGGGAGGAGCCAGGCATGACCAGCCACACGCTCGCAGAGATGCTCCAGGACCTCCGGCGGATGAACTCTGCCTGGGAGGTCGATCAGGTCGTCCTGCTGCCGCAGGCGGCCACGCCGTGGGGCCTGTACCGCCAGATCCTCCGGGAGATCGACGCTCGCCGCGGGGCGATCCGGGACCAGGCGATTGCGGCCGAGGGCCATCGCCGGGGCGCCCTGTGGGCGGCGCTCACGCTGAGGCCCCTGCGCGCGCGCGGGCTGCGCCTGGCCGCTCAGGAGGCTGAGAGGCATGCCCAGGAGCTGGCGTCGATCCTAGCGCATCTGGAAGCGCGGGCGCGGGCTGTTCGCCTGATGCTGCCCGAGCGCCTAGACGATCGAGCCGTTGCCCAGCTCGAGGCTGAGGATGGCATCGCCAGGCTGGCTCGCAGCGTGCGCGCGGCCGCTGCCCGTGGGATGCTGCCGGCCCAGGAGATCGAGCAGGCTATCGCCGCGCTGCCGGCACCGATGCGCGGGCGCGTCCAGGAGCTCGCGGCGCCCGGGGCTGATTCCTGGCGCGAGAGCTGGCTGGTGCAGGTCCACGAGGCGCCTGGGCTGCCCGCGGTCGAGCCGCGGCGCGCACTGGAGGCGGCATGGTGACCCTGGCGCCCAAGAGTCTGCGGGACGAGCTGCTGGCCACCTTCGCGCACCGGCACGCGCGGCTCTACCGGATCGCGCGCCGGGATGGCGTGGTGATTCGCCTCACCGAGCACTCTGCGCCGATCGAGTTCGACGGCGAGCAGTATCTGCCGACGCAATCGGCCAACGCCTCGGCCGCGATTTCGCGCGCCGGCCTGGCCGAGACCAGCCTAGACACGCAAGGCGCCATCACCTCCGACCTCATCACCGAGGCCGACCTAAGGGCCGGGCGATACCGCGGCGCCGAGGTGTTGGAGATTCTGGTGGACTTCCGCTTTCCGTTCCTTGGCGCGCTCGAAGTCAACCGCACGTGGGTCGAAGCAACCAAGCAGGACGGCGCCATTTGGCAAGCGCAATGCGGCGGCATCGGCTCGCGGCTCAAGCGCAAGGTCGGGCGCTACCTAGAGAAGAGCTGCTGGAAGGTCTTGGGCGATCCGCTGACCTGCAAGCTCGACATCGTGCCGCTGTCGAACTACTACGCGCCGATCTCGCACGTGCTGGACCCGCGGAGCTTCCGAGTCCAGGATCTTGGCAACACTCGGCCGCTCGGCTGGTTTGCTTACGGCTCCGCGATATTCCGCAGCGGGCCGAACGATGGCATTGAGTTGCTCATCCAGTCCTACGACAACGCCAACCAACTCATTGTCCTGGCTCAGCAGCCGCCGTTCGCGCTCCAAGTCGGCCACCGAGTGGACCTAATCGTTGGCTGCAACCGTACACAAGCAAAGTGCAACAGCTTAGGCAACTACATCAACTTCGGAGGCCTGCCGTTCCTGCCCACGACGGACGAGCAGATCAAGCCGGCAACGAACTGATCGACGCGGCCACCGGCGAGGCGATCGCGGCGGCTGCCGTGCGCCTTGTCGGCGCGCCGTTCCAGCATCAAGGCCGGGATCCGCAGTTTGGCCTCGATTGCGCGGGCGTGGTTATCGCCGCGCTGCAAGCTGTCGGCCTGACGATCAAGAACGAGGAAGCCTATCGCATGGACCCATCTGCCTTCGTCTTGATGCGTAGCTTGCTCGCAACGTGCGTGCCGGTCGAATCGCCGCGCGCGGGCGACGTGCTTGCGCTGCGCACGAACGGCTCGGAGCCAAAGCACCTTGCCGTGGTGGTCGATCATTCGAGCATCGTCCACGTCTTCGGCCGATGCTCGCGTGTGCGGCTCGATTCGATTGCCACCTGGTGGCCCAACGTTCATTCCATCTGGAGGCCCAAATGGCGTCCATCGCTCTAGTCGCTGCTCTCGGCACTTCGACCGCTGGCCTCACTGGCGGCGCGCTTACTGGCGCGATTCTGACCAACCTTGGCCTGTCGGTCGCCGGCTCGATCCTTGACCAGACGGTCATCTTCCCCGCGCTGTTCCCGCGTGAAGCGCAGGACGGCCAGCGCGTGGACGATTGGCCGATTGGCCAGAGCTTCGAGGGCGCGCCGATGGGCTGGGTCGATGGCACGGCGCGGATCGAGGGCGTGCCGATTTACCTTGGCGAGCCGGTCGAGGAACAGGTGACGATCGGTGGCGGCAAGGCCGGCCCCGATTCGACGCAGTTCCGCTACAAGCGGGACGTGGTGGTGCTGTTCTCGAGCGACGTGCCGCCGCAGGGTGGGATCATCACGGATCTGTGGATCAACGGCGAGCGGGTGTTCCAGCTTTCGCCGGATATCAACCTCGCTTCAAACCAGATTAGCGCGACCACCTCCGTTAACCCTGGGACGAACAACAGCAAACCGTACGCTTATCTGAGGGTGACTTCTCCGCCGTCTGGACCGAACCTTGCCTTGCTCCAGATCGGCTACCCTGTGACGGTTTCCGGATTCGCTCATCCTGGAAACAACTTCACTACTGGCACGGACCAGTTCGATGTCACGCTACAGCAAGTCTTCACCGACAAGCAGGGGAACCGTATCGCCGTATTCGCCAAGCAGCTATTTCTTGCCGGCAGCCCGAACCCCTTCGCCGCCGCCACCGCTGGCCCCACGATCACGATTTCGCAGGACTTGCCCCAACTCGTGCCCGATGTTGCCGAGTCGCTCGAACTCTACACCGGCGAGCAGCTCCAGGGCGCAGACCCGTACATCGAGGCCGCTGTTGGCAGCGGCAACGTGCCGAGCTACGAGGGCCTGGTGTGCATGCGCTTCGGCGGGCTAAACATGACCCGCTATGGCAACGGCGTTGCTCAGTATCAGGCCATCGTCCTGACGATCAGCCCGACGAATCTCGGCGAGCACATCGGCCGGGTGATGAAGCGGGCTGGCATCCAAGCGGGTCTATTCGACACGTTCGGCATGGCCGGCAATTTCATCGGCGCCGTGGCGCGTGGCCCGCAGGAGGCGAGCGCGCTTCTCGGCACTGCGCTCCAGGCGACCAACAACGTCGCTGCCGAGGTCGATGGCCGCCTCATCTTCAAGCGCCGGCCTGTGCTGGTGGATTACGAGCTGGCGGCTGACGAGCTGGGCGCTGTCGAGGTCGGCCAAGCGATCCCCGCTGCGCCTTTCCCGATCGACGATGCCGGCCCGCTTAGCCTGCCGCGCGCGGTCACGGTGCAGCACATGGACCCCAATCTTGAGTACCAGACCGGGGCACCGCGGCAGTTTTCGCCGCCTGGCAGCGAGGGCGAAGAGCTGAAGCTCAGCCTGCGCACCTGGGCCATGACACGGCAGGATGCGGCGAAAGCCGGTTGGAGCGCCGTGTGGAATGCGCAGAGCACGCGCCAGTCTGTGCGCTTTACGCTCCCGCCTTCGCGGCGAATGATTCGGCCTGGGCACCTGGTCTCGCTGCCTGTCGATGGCGGGGCGCCGCTCCGCGTGTTGATCCAAGAGCGCACGGCCGGGATCAACGGCATCCTCGAGTTCGTGGGCGTTGTCGAATCGCCCGAGGTCCACCTGTTCACCCCAGCCGCATGATCGCCACCTATCCGCAGACTCCGCACGTCGTGGTCTGCGATCTGCCCCACGGCCCCGAAATGTCGATGCGCATCGGGTGCGCGACGCCAAGGCATGCTCAGGCGCGCAAGCCGTCGGCCGTGTTCCTGCGCCGTGCAGATGGCGCGGGCTGGGAGCACGTCGAAACCACGTCGGGGCAGGCTGTCATCGGCGAGGTGGTGGACTTCGCGGACGTGTCGAAGCCGTACCAAGGCGAGTGCACAGTCGATTCGGCCTCGCGGCTTCGCGTGCGCCTGTTCGCAGGCCGGCTCTACTCGACCCCGATCGTGGACGCGGTTCTCGGCGCGTCGATGCTCATGGTCGGGTCTGAGCTGCTGGCGTTCACTAAGGCCGAGCAGATCGAGTCCTCCGAGTGGATGCTGTCCGGCATGGTGCGCGGCCTCAGGGACACCTCGACCTCTTGCGGCGGCCACATGCCGAGCGAGCCCGTGATGCTTATGTCCTCGGCATCGGTGCGCATCCCCTATGACCCGAGTCAGGTGGGCCAGCGCTGGGCGATCAAGGCCGCGGCCGCCGGCCAGTCGCTCGCGGACGTGCCGATCGTTTGGGAGGGCGTCTTGTCCGGCGCCAGCGGGGTGCCGATGCGCCCGGCGATCATTGACGGCCGGCCCGTGGCGCGGTCTCGCTGGGTCGGTACCTGCTACGACGATCGGACCGAGCTGCCTGCGTCGGAGATCGTGGAGCGTTGGGAGTGGTCGATCGCAGGCGGGCGGCCGATCGTGCGCCAGATCGGTGCGATGGGCGCGGGGCGCTGGACCGAGCGCGATGCGCCGTGGGTGTGTCTGCTGCCGCGCGAGCCGGCCCCGCTCAGCGCCCCGCGATGAACCGGGGGACGCGGGTGGTGTACATGCCCCCGCATCGGTTGCACCCAACCCACAGCGGCGCCCAGGACTGGTCGGCCATCTCCAGGAGCTGAGCCTCCTGGCGCTCGTCCAGGCCGGGGTGCTTCTCCCGCAGCTCCTCGAGCAGCATGTCGGGCGGGAAGCGCTGCCCCGGGTGGATGCAGACCCCGCCGCACTGGGGGCACACCCAACGCCAGGCGACGCGCAGCTCTACCTCGCCGTGAGACGGCAGCGCCTCGAACTCGCGCCGCATCTTCTCAGGATCCACGCTGGCCCCCGCGCTTGCCCAGCCGGCGCAGTCTGTCCATGACCTCCTGAGGCGGCCCGTAGCGCTCCAGGGTCCAGCCGAGAGCTGAGAGCCTGGAGATCGTGGCGCGGCTCACTCCGAGCGCGTCCGCGGCCTCCTGGTGGGTCGCACCGCCCTGGACCATCTCGCGGGCCCGCTCCACGGCCTCGCGGCTCATCCTGGACTGCTGCGGGTAGGCCGTGCCGTCGGCTGACCTCGAGGCCCGCGCGTAGTGGGTCGCGCACAGAGGGAGGTCGGTCCAGGCCCAGCCGGAGTCGGTCAGGAGCCTGACGTGGCGCCAGTGCTTGGCGGGCTGGCCGCAGGGCGGCGCGCCCGGGGTGTCGGTCCAGGCGCAGATGGAGGCGTCGCGGGGCATGCGGGCAGCCTCGCAGGGCTGCCGCGGGGCCGCAAGGGGTGGCCCGGGATTGGGAGCGCGGGGGCATTTTCCGGCGCCGGCGAAATGGCCGCAAAAGACCGAGGCCCTGGGTTCCGTTACGGATCCCAGGGCCTCTGTTGGATGCGGCCGGCCCCCCCTTTCTTGGCGGATCGCGGGGGCTCGGCGCGGGCGTCGTTCTGGGGACCAGTCTAGCTGGTGCCCCAGTGCCAAGACCCTACTCGCCATGCCGGGCGGCAGTCAATAGCGCCGCCAGCACCTCTTCCCGGGACGCGGACTGGAGCCCCCGAGCCGAAGCCCAGGCCTCGATCTGGGCCGCCAGCCCGGCCGGCAGGCGGACCTCCCAGCGGACCTTGGGCGCGGGCGGCGGGTCCAGGCGCGGCCGGCCGGGGCGGCGCTTGGGGGGTGTGGTCACTGAGACACCCCCAGATCGTCTGCGCAGACGGCAGCCCATTCGGCGGGGGGCACGCTGGACATCGGCGCGGTCAGCTCCCGGTCGCAGACGTGGAGCAGCCACCGGTCAGAGAGCTGCTCCGCATAGCCGTAGCAGCCCTCGGCAAGCTCCACGCGCCAGAGCTGGACGCACTCGGGCGAGGGGGTGTAGCCAGGCTGGTCAGCGCCGCAGGGCCCCCAGGCGGAGGGCAGGTCGGTCGTGGCTTGGGTGGTCATGGCTTGGTGGGGTCTGTGGTGGTCTTGGCTTGCCTCATCAGTGCGCCGGGGGCCACCCGAGCGCAGACCGGCCGGGGCCGGTTTCGGCGGGGGTTTAGGCCCCCAGGAGTTGGGTCGGGTGCGGCTGGAACCCTTGCGCCTCATATTCGGCGGCGCGGGCTGCGATCAGGCTTCGAGCAAAGTGCGCAGCCTGGTCGGCACTCGCGCACTTGAAAAGAACCCGGCCGGACTTCTGCCCAACCAGCCAGCCGCGCACCGAGTAACCCTCGCCAAGCGGCTCGACCTGGAGGCGCTGGAGGTTGGGGCTGCCCTCCCAGCGCCAGGCCTTAGCGGCTTGCACTTTGCCGGCCCAGCCGCGAGGCATAGCAAGGTCGGATGGCATGAATTGTCCGCCCTCATAAAACAGCTTGTTGACCTCGGAGAAGGCGCCGCCGATAGGGGCTTGCTCGGGAAGGGCTTGGGCGTTCATGGCTTGGTGGGGTCTGTGGTGGTCTTGGCTTGCCTCATCAGTGCGCCGGGAGCCACCCGAGCGCAGACCGGCCGGGGCCGGTTTCGGCTCAGTCGGTGCGCCGCACGTACCGGCCCTCGGAATCCACGTCGAGGGTGGCCACCAGGAACTGATAGGGGATGTAGTCGCGCTCCCGTTCGCCAGGCAGCAGGGATGCCATGAGGCGAAAGTTGTCCCGGGCAGCAACCCCACCTTCGACCAGCGTGCCCACCAGGACGCCCACAGCTTTGTGGTGCAGGCTGCCCTCAATGCGGGCCAACTGGACAGCTTGGGCGAGGGTTTGCTGGGGCAGGCAGGTGGCTTGGGCGCTGGCGTTCATGGCTTTGGGCTTGCTGGGGTCAGGTGGTCTGTCAGGCCGCGGCGTCAACCGCGATGGGAGTACCTTCGCACGGCCGCGCCGGCCAGTCAATACAAAACCGGCCGGAAAATATCTGGCAGCCGCAAACGTGGGCCAGAACGTCACTTAGGGCCTTCCCAGCCGCCCCGCCTAGCCCCCGGAGTGTAAGGGATGCGCAAAAACAGGGCTCCTAGGGGGCTCCGGTGGCCGTCTCGGAATCAGAATTGGGCAGTCCGCACCCTCATATCTGCCCCTGTCATGGTCTCAACCTCTGCCCACATGGCCCGTCCCGAGGCTGCCGCGCGCCTGATCCAGTCCCTCCTGCTCCAGTCCTACCGCTCGGACCTGCCTCGCCTGGCCGACCTGCTCGCCAGCCCACGCCTGCGAGCCGGTCTCGATCCCGACGACTCCCAGCGGCTCCAGGAGCTGGCCGGGATCCTCGCCGATGCGGCGCAGTTGGGCGGCGCAGCAAACCAAGCGCAAACCTTGGCCCCCTCCGAGGGCCTAGATCGTGCTGCCCGGTGGATCGCGCGCGAAAAGCGTCTAGCTATCTCGATGCTCGCCGCCGTGGTGGTCATCGTCGCCGGCCTCGTGGCCTACCTCGCGGCATCGCATCGGGTCTCCGAGCGGCTGCGGATCGTCGAGGCGAACATCGACGAGCTGCGCGGCACCGCTGACACCCTCTCCCGCCTCGTTGCGGATCGCTGACATGGCTTCGAAGAACATCTCCGGCTCCTGGTCTCCCGCGAATCCGCCGAGCCCTGGCAGCCTCGCCAGCGTCTACGACGACTACACCGACTCGCAGGTCGTCGAAGCGCACCTGCTAGGCGTCGGCGGGATGCTCGGCAGCTCGGTCGATGCGATCTCGACCACCTGGCCGGGATTGCCTGCTCCCGTGCTTACGGCCAAGCTGACCGGGGAATCGGCAACTGCCACGCTGCGCCGGCACAAGAGCGCGTGCCTGCTCGCCGTGGCGCAGCACCCCATCACTGGCTGAGCCATGCCCAAGGTCTCGAACCTGCCCGAGTCGCTCGAGCTTCAAGCGCTGCTCGGTGCCACGTTGACGTTCGCGGTCGCGCCGAAGAACAGCGACGGGTCCGCGATCGACATGACCGGCCAGACGCTCACGCTGACCGTTCGCCGGCAGGGCCAAACCGCGGCGCTGCTCACGCTGACCTCGCCTAGCGGCGGCATCTCGGCGCCTGGCACGTCGGCCACCGTCACGCTGACCCCAGCCAACACCGCGACGCTAGGCGCCGGCGAGTTCGTGTACACGCTGAACCGCGCATCGGGTGGCGTTGTCCTCCCCCTGCTGTCCGGTCCGCTCTCGGTGCGCGCCGAGTCGATCTACCCGTGACGGTCCAGGTCATCGCATCGCCGGTCCTGGTCGAGGTCACGGGGCTGCCCGTGGGCCCGGTTACGGTCGAGACCGCGGGCCCGGTGTCGGTCGAGGTCACAGGCGGCGGCAGCGGGGGCGCTGTCGGCCCGCAGGGCCCGCCTGGCCCCGAGGGGCCTGCTGGCCCTCAAGGCCCTGCCGGGCCTGCCGGAGCGACCGGCGCCCAGGGCCCGCAAGGCGTCGCTGGACCCGCCGGCGCAACCGGACCGCAAGGTTCCGTCGGAGCCACGGGCGCGACCGGGCCCGCTGGCCCGAAGGGAGACACGGGAGACACGGGCCCCCAGGGTCCGCAGGGCACCCAAGGACTCCAGGGGATCCAGGGCCCGGCCGGCCCTGCCGGCGCAACCGGGGCGACCGGCCCGGCCGGCCCCGAGGGTCCCCAGGGTCCGCAAGGGCCCGCGGGCGCAGCAGGCGCGACGGGCGCCACTGGCCCCCAGGGCCCGGCCGGCCCGCAAGGTGACCCCGGCCCGACTGGTCCTCAGGGCCCGGCCGGTGCAAATGGTGCCACGGGAGCCCAGGGCATCCAGGGGCCAGCCGGACCCACTGGCCCGACGGGCGCCACAGGTCCAGCCGGACCCGAAGGCCCGCAAGGTCCAGCAGGCCCGACGGGTCCGACTGGAGCGGCCGGCGCCACGGGCCCGGCGGGAGCAACTGGGGCCACCGGCCCCGCAGGACCCGGCTTGCCCGTCGGCGGCATCGCCGGCCAACTGCCGGTCAAGTTGAGCTCCACCGACTACGCGACGGCCTGGCGCTTCCTGACGCACCTGCCGAGGCTGCAACTCGGCTACTGGCCGACTGCCAGCGGCGCGGGCACCGGCATCGGCACCGCCTGGACCAACGCAGGCTCAGCCAGCACTCCGGCGCTCGGCTCGGGATCGGTCTGGGACAGCACGGCAAGGAATCGACTTTCCACCACCGCGGCCACAGGCCAAAACGCGTCCACTCGCAGCTCGCTCAAGGTCATCCCCGGCAGTTTCGACGCGCTTCCCGGCTTCCGCTTGCGCGCCCTGTTCGGCTTCAACTCCATGATTGCGGGCCATCGCTGCTTCGTCGGCCTGCAAGGGTCCGCCACTGCCATCGGCAACGTAGAGCCTCAGACGATCGCAAGCTCAATCGCGTTCATTTCAAGATCGACAGACACTCAATACCAGCTAATGTCGCGGCGCGCCGGCAGCACCGACTTTGTGCCGCTTGGCGCCGACTTTGAAGTTGGCTCGCTGACGAATGTGCCTCTCGATCTGCTCATCGCGCATGCCCCGAACAGCGCAACCTACGAATGGCGCGTGACCAGGCTAGACACGGGCGCGACGCAAAGCGGCACCGTGACCAGCGAGAACAGCCCAGGGGTTAACACGCAGCTTGCGTTCCACGCTTGGGTGAACACCGCAAGCTCTTCGACCGCAGCCGTCATTGAGCTTGCGTCGGTGCTGGCGTACGACTACTAACCTCCGTGCCGCGAGTGGTCGCCATCGCTCCACTCGTACTTTTCGGGGCCTGTCTGGATGATCTTCTCGACCTGGATCCGAACCAGCTTGATGCAGGTCTCAAAAATCGTCTTGTCTTTTTTCGTCTCGATCGCGTCGCGGCGCCGTTGCAGCTCGAGAATCTGAGCATCGAGCCGCGCCAGCTCGTCTAGCCAGGGCTGGATATCGCGCTTGGCCGTGGCGATCAGCGCCTCGGCGTCCTCCATGCTGTGCGGCTGTGCGCAGCCGTCGCCTGTCACTAGGTGGCGGCCTAGGTCCTCCGGCATCCACGACTTGCCGCAGACTGGGCAAACGAGCCGGTAGCGACGCGGGGCCCCCGGCGCAAGGGGCGGGCGCAGCGGGTAGGGGGGCGGCACGTCCGGCGGGGGTTCCGGGTAGCGGACGGCTTGATCCGACACCCGGGAGGCGATCGGCTCGGGCAGGGCCGCTGGCGCGCTGCCGGGGCCGGGGCCTTCGCCGGTCTGGAGCCATTGGACGGACACGCCGTAGAGCCTGGACAGCACCCGCAGCGCGTAGGGCGTGGGGTGGTTGTCGGCCCGCTCGTAAGCCCAGATCGTGGCGGAGCTTCGGGCCAACTCTCTGCCGGCCTGGGCTGCGCCAATTCCTGCCGCCTCCCTGGCCTCACGAAGGCGCCTGCCCAGCTCCTGGGAGTGCTCCGTCTTCTGCTGGTCCTGGGGAGCCGACACGGGGTCGGCGATGCTAGGCGGCATGCTGGCGTGATTTTCCGCGCTGTCGCCAATTCCCGCAACCGGAACGGTGGCGAAAAAATACGCTCTGAGGCTTGCTGAGTTCAGTCAGTTCAGGAAAGCTGAGCCTCCATGAAGCCCTCGCCCGCCGACCTGCCGCCCATGCACACGCCCCGGAGCGCCGCCGAGGCCCTCGGGGTGAGCGTGAGCTGCATTCACAAGTGGATCACCTCTGGAGCCCTGCCCGCCGTCCGCGTGGGCAGCCGCTATCGCATCCCCGAGTCCAGCCTGGCCGCCGTCGTGAGCCAGGTCCCCGCCCCCGCCGGCCAGCCCGGCAACTGACCCCGAGACCCCATCCCGCCATGCAAGCAACCATCGAGACCACCCGCCTGGCCGAGGCGATCGCCGCCCTCGTCCAGGCCCCGGCCAGGCCCAGCGCCCGGCTGGAATCCGTCGTCCAGGCCTACCTGGAGGCCCAGGCGCCCCACGTGGGGGCCGAGCATCACCGATTCACCCAGCGCAAGATCCGCGACCTCCTGGGAGCGCTCCAGGCCACGGCGCGAGCCGCCGGCCGCCGGCTGGAGCTCGTCGCCGACCTCGAGGCCGGCCAGGTCTCGGCCTGGATGCGGGCCCGCCTGGACCAGGGCATGGCCAGCGCGACCGTCCGGGGCCACGTGGCGGCGCTCAAGACCGCGCTGGCCTGGGCAGTCGAGCAGGAGATCATCGAGCGCAGCCCCCTGGGCAAACTGCGCCTGCCGGCCATCGGGCGGGCGCGCCAGACTCGGCCCCGGGGCCGCCCGGACTCCGAGCAGATCGCCGCGCTGATCGGGGCCGCCAGCGCCCAGGACCATGCAGCCGCCGACGGCATCCCCCAGCTCCCGCTGCTGTGGACGATGATCCGGACCGGCATCCGCCGGGGCGAGGCCATCGCCGCGCGCCGTGGCGATTACGACCGCCGCGCCAGGGTGCTCCGAATCCGCGCGGAGAGCGCCAAGACCAAGCGCGGCCGGGTGCTGCCGCTGGAGGACGAGGACTGCGCCGCCATCGATGGGGCGATTGCCGCGACGGATCGCCTCCTGGGCCGCCAGCTCGACACCGCGCCGCTATTCCGCTCGCGCCGCGGGGCGAAGCTCCAGCCGCGCAACGTCTCACGCTGGATGGACCAGCTCTTGCGCGCCGCCGGCGTCCCCAAGCGCAACGCCGCGGGCGAGGCCATCTGCCTGCACTCGCTGCGCCACGCCGCGGCCGACAGCCTCGCGGCCACCAACCTGCGCGCCGCCCAGCTCCTGCTCGGGCACACGACCAGCCGCACGACCGAGGGCTACCTGCACTCGACCGATGCTGACTATCTGCGCGCCGCGATCCAGGGCCTGCCGCGGCCCGATGTGCAGAACCTGCTCACAACTGGTGTCCCAGGACTCGCAGTCGAGGCTCAGGTGTCCACCGGAGGAGGCGGCAAAAAACCGCCCCGCAGGGCCACTGGAATGGGTGAGCGAGGGGACTCGAACCCCCGACCCCGAGAACCACAATCTGGGGACGGTTTTCCGGCATCTTCCAGACAAACCGCCCAGACGAAACCCGAACAGCTGGCCGTCGAAATCCAGGTCCAGTGGCTCCGGGAAGGCCAGGAGATCCTGCTCCCGACTGTCGAGGCGCTCCGCGCGCTCCTGCTCGCCCAGGAGCCGCTCGCCACGCTTCTTCGCCGCGGCGCCGTGCGCATCAAGGGGGTGGCCCGTGGCTGAGCCCAAGACCTGCTTCTCGTGCCGGCGAGAGTTCACCGGCTCGCAGCTCCTGCGGACGCACGCCCTAGTCCAGGGCTTCGCCGTCCGGGTCTGCCCGATGTGCCTGGACGAGCGCCTCCGCCGCGAGCCGCGACTCGGTGCCGAGCGCGAGGCCGTGCTGTGGCGCGGGTTCGCTCTCGTGCTCATGGAGTCACTGGAGCGGCCGTCGCCTCTGAGCACGGCGGGTGACCGTGCGGCGCGCGAGCTGGCGCTCGAGCGCCTCGGGTGCGAGACGACCCGCTCGGCGATCCTGGCCCTGCTGACGAGTGAGGAGGTGGTGTGGTGAGCGACCTACTGAGCTACGAGAGGATCGAGATCGGCGGAGGCCGCGCACTGAGCGTCTCTGCGCACCCGACTAGCGCCAGATGCGTCTGCATCTACGTCTCCTCCGATGGGGTGCAGGCCTACCTCCACCTGGGACCGGATGAAGCGCTGTGGCTCGCCAAAGCCCTGGAGGCGGCTGCGAAGGTGGCTATCGCCGCGAGGGCAGAGCAGCAGGAGGTGGCGTCGTGAGCAAGAAAGCGCAGCAAGCCAAGATCGGCAAGGTGAAGAGTAGCGATAGGCTTTCTATCGACGTGCACGCCACCTACCAAGGCTATGGGGATGGCCTTGTGCCGGTGCTCTTCCAGGGCGACGGCATCATGTTCTTCACTTTGCCGCCTCAAGCGGCCTACGAGCTTGGCCTCTACCTCTGTGAAGCTGCCGATGCAGTGGGCAGGATGAAGGAAGGTGCGTGGTGACCAACCTCGACGACTACCGCCGCCTCATCGCATCCAAGTCCCGGCTCTACCGCGGCGACGGCATCAAGCACTGGGACAGCGTGGAGCTGCACCCTTCGCTGAAGCCGCACCAGGAGCACGGCGTCCGCTTCGCCCTTCGCACGGGACGCAGCGCCGCGTTCTACGACACCGGCTTGGGCAAGACTCGCATCTTCCTGGAGTTTGCCAGGGTCATGCGGCAGGTCACCGGCCGCCCCGCGCTTGTGCTTACGCCGATCGCCTGCGGACGGCAGCACGCCCGCGAGGCTCAGAGCATCGGCGTCGATGCCGAGGTGTGCCGAGACGGCAACTCGGGACGGCACGACATCGACATCACCAACTACGAGCGGCTCGACAAGTTCGACTTGGGCCGCTACGGGACGGTCGTGCTCGATGAAAGCTCGGTGCTCAAGGCCTTCACTGGATCGACTAGCCGCTCGCTGATCCAGGCATTCGCCAAGACCCCTGCGAGGCTCGCAGCTACCGCCACGCCTGCGCCGAACGACTACATGGAGCTGGGCCAGCATTGCTCCTTCCTCGGAGTGATGGAATCCAACGAGATGCTCTCTCGCTGGTTCATCGCCGACCAGACGGAGATGGGGCGCTATCGGCTCAAACGGCCCGCGATCCAGGACTTCTGGGACTGGGTTTCGTCCTGGGCGCGATGCGTGTCGAAGCCGTCGGACCTTGGCTTCGACGATGCGGGATACGACCTGCCGCCGCTCCAGATTCTGCGCGCAGTCGTGCCTGCTGAGGACTCCGAAGTGCTGCTCGAAAGCGGCGGGCAAGCTTCGCTCTGGGGCGCCAGCATCAACGCAACGAGCATCCACAAGAGCAAGCGCCGCTCTGCCGAGGCGCGCGCAGAGCGAACCGCTGAGATCCTGGCGAGCGAGCCGCGCGAGTCCTGGATTGTCTGGGTCGATACCGACTACGAGGCCGACGCCATCATGGCGATCCTCGGCGACTCGGCGATCGAGGTCCGCGGCTCGATGGATCCCGACGAAAAGGAGGACCGCCTCATGGCGTTCGCCGACCAGAAGGCGCGGATCCTCGTATCGAAGGTCCGCATCTGCGGCTTCGGACTCAACTTCCAGCACTGCGCGCGACAGGTGTTCATGGGCCCGAGCTACTCCTACGAGCAGTTCTATCAGGCCGTTCGCCGCTCCTGGCGATTCGGGCAGCAGCGGCCCGTGAACGTCTGGCGAGTGATGGCCGAAGACGAGGCCTTCGTGGCCGCGACGGTCGATCGCAAGGCCGGCGACCACGAGGCCATGAAGGCCGAGATGCGCGGCGCAATGGCCCGTTCCTTGGAGCGCACCAGCGAGACGCTCCGCACCTACCAACCAACCCAAAACGTCCGAATCCCCCAATGGCTCAACTGACCCCCACGATCATCGACCAGCAGTCCGGCGAGAACTGGACCGCGATCCACGGCGATTGCGTCGAGGCACTGCGCGACATCCCCGAGAACAGCGTCGGCCTGTCGGTCTTCTCGCCACCCTTCAGCTCGCTGTACATCTACAGCCAGAGCGAGCGGGACATGGGCAACGTGGACGACGATGAGCAGTTCCAGGCGAGCTATCGCCACGTCTGCGAACAGCTCTACCGCGTTACCAAGCCCGGCCGGCTGTGCGCGATCCACGTCAAGGATCTGGTCTACTACAGCAACAGCAGCGACAAGGGCGACCGGGGCATCCGTGACTTCACCGGCGAGTGCATCCGCACCCACCAGGCCGCGGGCTGGACCTATCACACGCGGATCACGATCTGGCGCTGCCCGGTCAGGGAGATGCAGAAGACCAAGCCGGACGGGCTGCTGTTTCGCAACTTCCGACTCGATGCCGCTCGCGTGCGCGTCGGGATGCCCGAGTACCTGATCCTCTTCCGCAAGTGGGCCGATGGCGAGCAGGCGCCGCCTGTGGTGCACGACCCTGCGCAGTTCCCGCTCGAGACCTGGCAGGAGTGGGCGTCGCCGGTGTGGATGGACACCGACCAGATGGACGTGCTCAACGTCCGCACGGCTCGCAGCGATGAGGCTGAGCGCCACCTGTGCCCGATGCCGCTCGATCTGTCCGCCCGCGCGATCCAGCTCTGGAGCAACCCTGGAGACATCGTGCTCACTCCGTTCATGGGCATCGGCTCGGAGGTTGTCGCCGCGCTGCGCCACGGTCGCAAGGCCATCGGCATCGAGCTGAACCCCAACTACTACGCGCAGGCCGTCAAGTACGCCCGCGAAGCCGAGGCCAACGCCCGCACGCTGTTCGACGGGGTGCCCGCGTGATGCTCCTGCACACGATCGGTATCCTGGCCATCAGCGCCGCGGCTGCGCTGCTGATTGGCTTCGGGCTGTGGCGCGCGGCTGAGTGGCTCCTGGATCGCTCAGAGTGACATGCCGTCCTGCGCAGGCTGCGGCATCGAGGGGCCTTCGTCGCTCTTCGCATCGCTCGAATGGCTAGACCAGTCGAGGCCGCCGGCCAAGGCCTGCGCTTGCTGCGCCGCTCGTCTCATGGTGGGCGGCAAGATGCGGCGGTCCGCCGCTAACTGGCTCTCCCTGGCCGTCGCCCTCGACTGCGCCAGGGAAGATGTGGACAACCCCTTGCGCGAGCTGGCGTCGAAGCCTGAGGCCTTGGAGGCCGCTAGGCAGGTGCGCCTGCTCGTCCCCTGGGCGCTGTGGCTGGAGCGCTACTGGTCCGAGACCGAGAGCGAGCTGAAAGAGCTAGACCGACTGGCAGAGGAGCGCCGCCGGGCCGCCGAAAGGCGCGCCAGGATGGCGAGTGAGATCGCATGAAGAAGACGAGTAACGAAACGCCGGACATCCGAGTTAGCCTCGCCGAACTGAGCGAGTCTCCCCAGTTCATGCGGCTCAGTTTCCACGAGCAGGGCGTCTATTTTGCCCTGATCCTGGCCTGCATCAAGGCCGGTGGCAGCATCGGCGCCGACCGGGAGAGCCTGGCCGAGGCGCTGCTGGTGATGCCGGATGAGGTGGCGAGCCTCGTGTCTAGCGCGGTCCGCGTGTGCTTCGAGGAGGCCGGCGGGAAGCTGACGCACCGGGCGCTCCAGGTCGAGCTGGCGAAGCTCCAGCAGGCTCTCCGCGACAAGGCCGCGGCTGGCCGGAAGTCGGCTGAAGCGCGCCGCGCGACGGGCAAACTCCAGCCCAAGAGGGACCCGAGGAAGCCCCGATCCGTCGAACAGGTGTTCGATCCTGCCGAACAGGTGTTCGAAAAAAAGCAACAGCTGTTCGGCGCCACCGAACAGGTGTTCGAGAAAATCGAACAGCTGTTCGAGCCCACCGAACAGATGTTCGGCGCCGTCGAACAGGTGTTCGAAAAAAATGAACAGCTGTTCGACGGCCAAAAACCGCGAATTTCCCCCCACGCCACAATTCTCCCCTATCCGATCACCCCCTCTATAGTCTCCCCCACGCCGCCGTCGTCGCCGACGCCGGATCCGACCCCGCCGCCGCTGCCGCAGTCGGTCCTGGACCTGGCCTCGCGGCTCGCCGTGCTCGGCCTGCGGAACACCCACGAGGCCGAGCGGCTGCTGCTGTGGCTGACCCGGCCGGCCTGGGCTCAGCACCCGCCGGAGCTCTGGGTCGCAGCGATCGAGCGCTGGGTCAGCCGGTCCCGCGACACCGGCGAGTGGTCCCCGGTCCAGGCCATCCGCAAGTGCCTGCTCGGTCGGTCGAGCCGCGCCGGCCACCCGCTGACCGAGGGCGACCTCGCGGCCTGGATCCAGACCGACGCGGACGCCATCGCGGCGGAGCGCCAGGCCGCCCAGCGAGCCGCTCAGCCGGCGCTCCCCGCGGAGCCGGCCAAGCCCGCCGAATCGCCGATCGCGCGCCTTCGCCGGGAGCGGGCCGAAGCGACCAAGGCCGCCAAGGCCTCTGCCGCTGCGCCTGGGGCGCGCGGAGTATCTCCGATGGCCTCGGAGTCAATCCCGGCCCCCGTCGCGTCCTAGCGCATCCCAGGAGGCCTGAGGCTATGACCAACCAAACCGAGGAACGGCCGGCTTTGGATGCCGATGCGGCCCGCCTGGCGCTCGCCTGGCTGATCCGCGAGCCGCGGAACGTCCTGGGAGTGCTCGAGGACCTGGAGCCTGCCAGGTGGCCGACCCGCGACTCCCGCGAGATGGCCTACGCCATGCACTCGCTGGCTCTCGCAGGCCGGCAGGTCACGGTATTCGCCGTGGTCGATGAGCTGCGCCAGCGGGCGCGCCTGTCAGAGACCCTGACGCCCCAGGCCATCAACGAAATGCACCGGGAGGGGGTGCTCGAGGAGGAGGGGCGCGCCTACCTGGCGACCGTCCGAGCGGCGGCCGACCTCCGAGATGTCCGCTCAGCCCTGGACAACCTCCTACGCCGCGCGGAACTGGCTAAGCCGCGCCCGAAGGAGGTCCAGTCCCTACGGGAGGCCGCTGGCGAGGCCATGCTGCGCCTGGCGAACGCAGGCGGGCAGAAGGCCCGCGGGATCCAGACGCTCACCGAGGCCGGCCGCCGGCACATTGCGCAGCTAGTCGAGGCCCGCGAGGAGGGCAGGCGGCCCGCGTACAGCTCGGGATTTACTTCGGTGGACGACATGCTCCGCGGTGGATTTCGTCCAGGTCAGCTCGTAGTCGTTGGCGGTCGGCCTGGAATGGGCAAGTCGGCGATCGCGCTTGATTTCATTCAGCGCCCCGCAGCGAGACTCGGAATTCAACCTGTCGTGTTGATGCAATCTCTGGAGATGATCTCTGAAGAGGTTGCATCGCGTGTTTTTTCTCGTGAGCTTGGCGAACAACACGGGCGAATGTTAATCGAAGGGGCAACAGCTCAAGATGCGGAAGTCTTGAATCGCATCCTCGATGAGGCTGCGCCTTCGATGGACGGCGTCCGGATCATGGACGACCCGAAGGCCGGCATCCCGGCGCTCGAAGCCCAGGCGCGGGCGCTCAAGATGCAGACCGGCCGGCTGGACCTGGTGATCGTGGACTATCTCCAGCTCGTGCGGAGCAACAAGCGGATCGACAACCGCGTGCAGGAGGTTTCGGGCATCACACGCGACCTCAAGAACCTGGCGCAGAGTCTGCGCGTGCCGGTGATCGCGCTGTCGCAGCTCTCGCGCGCCGTGGAGATGCGGCCGGACAAGCGGCCCAACCTCTCAGACCTCCGCGAGTCGGGCACGATCGAGCAGGACGCGGACATCGTGCTCCTCATGTACCGGCCAGGCTACTACGGCCTGAAAGCCGATCAGGACGAGGCCTATGCCATTTGCGCCAAGCACCGCAACGGACGCACGGGCGATATCCGACTGCGCTGGATCGGCGAAACGATGAGCTTCGACGACCCGAAGCTGCACACCGAGAACTTGAACGCCACGATGATCCGCAACGGCGTCTACTCGGAGGAAGACTGATGCGCCTAGCCCGCGGCCTTGAGCGGCTGGATGCTGACCGCGAGCGCCAGCAGCACGGCATCTGTCATGTCGAGCGGCGCGCCGGCGAAGTCTTGCCGGAGCATCCGGCCGACCACATCGCGGACCTGTTCCTTGGTCGCCGACCGGCTGCCGCAGAATCGAGCGCGGAGGTTGGGCACCGCGAAGTTTTCGAGCGCGATCCTGCGCCGGCCGACCGATGCCAAGACGATGCCGCGAGCGCAGCCAACCGCCAACGCGGCCTGCGGGCCCTTGCCCACGTAGGCCATTTCTACGCCAGCACGCTCGACTGTGTGCTCGCCGAGCAGCACGTCAAGCTCGCCTTGCAGGAACGCCAGGCGCTCCTCGATGGGCCGCGCCGCCTTGGCCTTGATGATGCCGCCGTCCACGAAGCGCGGAGCTGGCGTCCGCTCAATGATCGCGTAGCCGAGGACTTTCGTGCCGGGGTCGAGTCCGATGACAAGCATGTGGCCACCCTGGACGCTGGTGCCGCGCGAGCGCAACACCGGACCGACCCGCATTCCGCGCGTCGCTCAGTCGCCGGCGGCAAGCCTGGCCTCAAGGCGCGCCAGCTCCTCGGCCCAGGACGCGACCACGGCCCCGCGGCGATCGTCGGGCATCTCGAGCTGATCCACGTCCGCGAGGCAGCGGCGCAGCGCCAGCGCCCGCTCGGCCAGCTCGCCCGCCTTGCGCTCGGACTCGCCCAGCTCCCGGAACTCCTCGATCAGCGCGCCGAACCGCGCCGCCGGCACGCCGTGGGCCTCCATGCACCGCACGAGGTGCTGGCGCCGGCCGCGGGCCCCGACTATCTCGGAGCAGACGGGGCAGCGACTCGGCCGCTCGGGGCTGGCCGAGCGACCACTAGGCAGGCGGGGGCGGGGCATTGGGGACAGAGTGGGCCCGGCCGACCCCGCGGGCAAGTCTCAGCTCCGAGATTCCCGAAAGTTCTCCAAGATTACCCTTGACTGCGCCCCCGAACATCGCCGAAGGTACTCGCATGCTGACCAAGCAAACCGCCCTGATCGACGGCCGCGAGTGGCTCCTCGAGCCGCGCCCCGTCACCGCGCGCTGGGCTGCCCGCCTCGCCGCCGCCGGCTGCCGCGCTGAGCTGTGGTCGGTCCGCACCCTGGCGACCGACGACGACCGGCCGACTCGGTACGGCTGGGCGGCGCCCGCAAAGACCACCGGCGAGCTGCGCCTGCTGAGCGTCGCCGGCTGACCCGACACACCACACCCCACCCCAAGCCATGCAAACCACCGAGACCGCTCCCGAGATCCGCATCGTCAACGTCGGCCCGATCCAGCGCCTGGAGATCCCGATCCCCCGAGATGGGGGAGTCGTGGTCCTCCGCGGCCACAACGGCGCGGGCAAGTCCACGGCCCTGGCCGCCGTGTCGGCCCTGGGCGGCACCGCGAGCGCCAAGGACTCGCTGACCGCTCGCTACGGCGCCAAGGAGGGCACGATCGAGGCCCCCGGCATCCGCATGCGCATCGGCCAGCGGACGACCGCCCAGGGCGACCTGGCAGTCCAACAGATCGAGGCCAGCGCCCCGGCGCGCCTGGTCGATCCCGCCATCAAGGACCCCGAGCGGGCCGATGCAGCTCGCGCCCGCGCCCTGTGCCAGATCCTCGGGATCGAGCCGCCTGTTGTGGCCTGGGGCCGCCTGCTAGCCGATCCGACCCGCATCGATGATGCGTTGGCCGGCGCCGACCGCGGCGACGCCACCGAGTGCGCCGCGCAGGTCAAGCGCTACCTGGAGTCTCAGGCCCGCACCGAGGAGACGCTGGCCGAGCGCGACAAGACCCGCGCGGAGGCTGCCCGCCTCGCAGCGAAGGACTCGATGGCTGGAGTCACGCCGTACAGCGGCGACCCGACTGCGGACGCCGTGGACGCCGCGGGCAAGCTCCGCGACCTCGAATCCCGCGTCAAGGCCGCGACCGATGCGGCGACCCAGCTCCCGGCTCTGCGCGCCCGCGTCGAGGCCATGCCTGGCCTGTCGATCGAGGCTGCGACCGCCGCCGCAAGACATGCCGCAGTGGCCGTGGTCCTGGCCGAGGACGCTCTCCGCGAGGCGCAGCGGGTGATGGCCGAGCGCAAGAGCGCCGCGAAGGCCGCCGCCGATGCGCTGTCCCTGGCGCAGGCCCGCCACGCAATGGTCCCGCAGCTCGCGGCGCTCGAATCGGCCAGCGCGGCCATGCCGAGCCTGGACGAGCTGCAAGCGCAGCGGGCACGACTTGCCGCCGCGAAGGAGGCGATGGCCCAGCAGGCGCGGCTCGCCGATGCCGAGCGCCGCAACTCCGAGGCTGGCGAGCTGTCGGCGAGCGCCGAGAAGCACGCGCAGTCCGCCAAGGTCTACCGCGACTCGGCTGCTCAAGTCGAGCCGATGCTGTTTTCTGGCCTTCGCTCGGGCCTGGTCGAGATCCGCGATGGCCTGCTGTACGGCCGGCATCACACGCTCGGCATGGTCCGATTCGGCTCGCTGTCGCACGGCGAGCGCTGGCGCTTGGCGCTCGAACTGGTGCTCGCCCATCAGCAGCCTGGCACTGAGACGCCGATCCTCGCCGTCGCTCAAGAGGCCTGGGAAGGCCTCGATCCGAAGAACCGCGAGGAGCTGGTCGATATCGCGCGCCGCTACCGCGTGGCGATCCTGACGGCCGAGGCTGCAACCGGCGAGCTGGCTGTTTCCCAGGCCTGACCCAACCCCGATTTTTTCGCGCCCTTGCGCTTGCACGCTTAGCCTGCAAGCGCAAGGATTGCCCCTAGCCCCAAACCTCCGATGAAACACGAACTGATGCGCTGCGCCGAGTGCGCGGCAGTCCAGCAGATCGGCCCCGTGGCCGAGTGCCGCGAGTGTGGCTCGCGCCAAGTGCGCGCCTACCACCCGATCCCGACGATCAGCCTGCGCTCGATCGCCGGCCAGGTCCACGACATCGACCCGGTAGGCGTGGTGTCGATGCGCCGCTTCGGCCAGATCACCGTCCTGGAGCTGTCCAGCGGCGAGGAGGTCGAGACGTACGCCCACGAGGCTCTGATCGCCGCGAAGATCCAGCGGGCGCTGGTGGGAGGTGCGGCGTGACCGACAACCGCGACATCTGCGAGTGCGAGGCCGGCAACATCTGCACGAAGCTGGTTCGCCGCGGCGGCTCTCAGCTCGCCAGCCTGGAGGTCCGCGAACTCGGCTACAGCCCGAGCGTGGCGTCGATCGAGCTGTCCCTCGATGAGGTGCGCCGCCTGCGCGACCGCCTGCTCGACATCGAAGCCCTGCTCGAAGAGGAGGCCGGCAAGTGAGCACCCAAGCCGATTGGCTGGCCGATCGCCGCACGGGCATCGGGTCGAGCGAGATTGCCGCAGTCTTCGGCGTGAGCCCCTACCTGAGCGCCTATCAGCTCTGGGCCGACAAGTCGGGGCTCGCGGAAAACGTCGTCACCGAGACCGAGGCGATGGCCTGGGGCAAGCGCCTGGAGCCGATCGTGGCCGCCGAGTTCGCTGCTCGAACCGGCTACGAGGTCGAGCTGAACGGCCACCAGATCCACCGCAGCGCCGCGCATCCGTGGCTGATCGCCACGCCTGACGCGATCATCACGCGGCCGGACGGCTCCCGCGGCGTCCTGGAGATCAAGGTCGCATCGGGCTTTGCCGACGGCTGGGAAGAGGAACTGCCGCCGATGCACTATCGGCTCCAGATCGCTCACCAGATGCTCGCGCTTGGCCTCGGCTGGGGCTCGGTCTGCTGCTTCGACGGCGCGGAACTGAGGCTCAAAGTCTGGGAGTGCATCCTCCCGACCGAGCTGGGCAAGGCGATCATTGCCCGCGGCTCCGAGTTCTGGTCCAAGGTCGAGCTGGCGCGCTCGATCCTGACCTCTGGCAACCTCGGCACCGGCAAGCTCCGCGAAGTCGAGCTGAGCCTTGGCCCGACCGCGCGCGACGTGGCGACGATCCAGCGCGTGCACAGCGGCGGCAAGGACGTTGCCGACTTGAGCGAGCACGAGCAGACCCTGCTCGAATGGGCCGGCGGATCGGCCCGCGCCAAGCAGGTCGAAGAGGCTGCGATGGACGCCAAGGCTAAGGCGCTGGTTCACGCCGGCGAGGCCGACATGATCGTCTCGGACGGTCGCACGGTCGCCAAGAAAGACAAGCGCGGAGCCTGGCGCCTCAATGACGACTACCGGAGCCGCGCGCTGGAGATTCTCGAGTCTCGCCGCGCGAGCGCGTGACAGCAGACCCCCAACCAACCCCAGCCATGCAACCGAACCAACAACAGCTCCAGGCCCAGAAGGCCGCGCCCACGACCGCCATCCCCCAAGTCTGGCAACGCTTCGCCGACGTGCTCGGAGTGACGCCGAGCGAGGCCAAGCAAGTCTTGGTCCAGCAAATCATGCCGAAGGGCACGCCGGCCGAGGTGCTGGCCTTCGTCGCCGTGGCCGGCCAGTACGGCCTGAACCCGCTCACGAAGCAGATCTACGCCTTCCCCAGCAAGGCCGGCGGCATCGTGCCGATGGTCTCGATTGACGGCTGGCTGCGCCTGATCCAAGGCCACCCCGACTTCGATGGCGTGGAGTTCGCTTACACGGACGCTGACAACGGCAGGCCGATCAGCGTCACCTGCACGATGCACCGAAAGGGCATGGGCCACCCCGTCCAGGTGACCGAGTACCTCGAGGAGTGCCACCGCAACACCGACCCGTGGAACAAGAGCCCACGGCGTATGCTGCGACACCGCGCGATCATCCAAGCGGCCCGCATCGCCTTCGGCTTCGGCGGCCTGACGGATGAGGAGGACTTCGGCACGCCTGCCCCGGCCGAGAAGCCGGAGCCGCGTCATGCCGAGGTCGAGGCGCTGACCCGCGCCATGGATCCCAAGCGTGCGCCGGCGGCCCAAGTCGAGCCGGAGATCGTGGTCGAGACCGAGCCTGAGCCCGATGTGCAGCCCCAAGCTGAGCAGCCGGCCGCCAACTTCGAGGATCGCTTCCAGTGATTCCCTTCGATCGGCTTGCAATTGATGCCTTGGCGATGCGCGCGAAGATCGTGGCGATCGCCGGGCAGTTCCTTGAATCGCTGGCTCGCCGCGAGCCCAAGCATTACGAGCGCGAGCTGGCGGCCGAGCTGGAACGAAGCGACGAGCTGCAACCCCTGACCCAAGAGGAGCTCGACCGATGGTCCACCTGATGCACGCCTGCGATCCTGGGCGCCTGGAGCGCTCATCCTTCGTCATCGTGGTCTATGGCCTGATCCCGATGTTCCGCGAGGCTCGCCGTACCCTCCACGAGGCGCGGCCCCTGATCGAGCGGGCGGCAAGACTTGACGCCGACGCCCGCGAAGCCCTGCGCATCATCGACCGGACGCTCAACCGCCAAGCCCGAGTCATCGAAGCCGCGGAGGTGGATCATGCATCGACTGTCTGACGGCATCGACGTTGACGCGATGGCCGGCCTTTGGGCCCGCCTCGAAGCCCTGCGCGATTCCCTGTCTCGCCTGCGCGCCAAGCTCCGCACTCAAGAGGAGCCGATCTGGCGCCGGCAAGAGGCGGAAATGCAGCGCGACCTCGACATCCTCGAATCCGAGTGGCTGCTGGCCTGCTTGGCCGAAGCGGCTGCCCAACCGAACACCTGACCCCACCCGATGAAGCTCCACCGAACCGACCTGCTCGAAGCCCTGGGCTGCGCCTTGCTCGCACAGAAGGGCAAAAGCCCACGCGCTATCGACACGCTGTCCATGATCTCGCCGAAGGGCGAAGGTTTCGCGCTCCAGGCTCACGGCTCCATGCTGGCGATCGAGGCCGTGGGCCGCGCCGAAGGCCCGGTGCTGCCGTTCGTCGTCCAAACGCAACAGCTCCGCGAATTCGTGGCCGGCGCCCGTGGCGAGCTGATCGAGGCCGAGCTGGCCGAGCAGTATATCAAGCTCCAAGTCGGCGCCCAGTCCGCCAAGGTGCCCACGCTCACGATCACGCCCGAGGAAATGCCGACGCTGCCCGAGCTGCCGGCGGCGGACTCGGACGAGTGGACGTTCCGTGTCGAGTACGCCGACCTGACGTCGCTGATCGCCCGCACGATCCACGCGGCATCCCGCGAGGGCGGCCGCTACGCGATGAACGCGCTGCGGATCAAGACCGACGGCCCGAAGCTCCAGATTGCGGCGACCGATGGGCGCATGTTGGTCATCGACTCGACCGCGATCGAGGAGACCGACTGGGCCGCGCAATCGCTGCTGCCCGTCGAAGCCGGCAGCGCCATCAAGGCGATCTTCCAGGGCCCCGCGACGCTCTCCTGTTTCGTCTCCGACGATGGCCGCACCTTCGCCCTCCGCGGCGGCGGCCGGACGATGATCGCGCGCCCGATCGAAGGCCAGTTTCCGCGCGTCGAATCGGTGGTCCCCAAGGGTAAGCTGCCTGGCTTCGAGGCCAGGCGATCCGATCTGATCGCCGCGATCAAATTCGCCAAGGGCGCGGCGACGATCGACAACATGGCCGTGAAGCTGGTCCCGGCCGAGGGCGGCAAGCTCGAGATCTGGTCGCGCGGCTCCGGCGCTGAAGCGCGCGAGCTGGTCGATGCGGATCTCGACTCCGGCTGGGTTGGCGTCACGCTTAACCCTGACTTTGCGCTGTCGATGCTCTCGGCCGTGTCGTCTGACCGCGTGCGCATCGCCGGCGACAGCAAGACCTCTCCTCACCTGATCCGCCACCTTGCGGACGATTCGCCCTGGGTGGGCGTCCTCATGCCGATTACGGTGGACACGTGAGAGACGATCGCAGCGAATTGCGGATGGCGTGGGGGACATTGGCTGTGATCTCCTGCGCGTCGATTGTCGGCCTGATCGTCTGCTGCATCGTGCTTTGGATTTCGCGCTGGCACGCCACCAAGCTCACCGAAACCGAGACCCAACAGATCCGCGATCGACTGCAAGCCATCGAACGCCAGCTCAACGAGCCGCGGCCGACGTGGGTTGAGGTGATCGACGAAGTGAGGCAAGGAAAGGAAAGCCAATGACCCTCGCCAACAAACCCGCGTCGGAGATGACGCTGCTGGAGCACTACGCAGGCATAGCCTTGCAAGGGCTGCTGGTCGATGGCGGCGAAGTCCACTACGACGATTACGCTCACGACGCTTGCTGCCTGGCCGCCCGCCTCATCGCCGAGCTGGAGAAGTGGCAGCCGAAGGCCGAGGCCCGCATCGCAGAGCTGGAGGCGGAGAACGCCTGGCTCAAGAACCTACCACGCCATGCCTTTAACGAAGGCTTTGACCAGTGCTGCGGGCTTGGTCCATACAGCGCAAGCGCGATCAAGCCTGACGACCCCGACTTCATTAGAGATTTGGAGGCAGAGGGCATGCTCTGGCGAGATTCGCTTAGTTGGAAGCTGCTGAACAAGGAGCCCAAGCCGTGAAGCTCTCCGAAGCTCAGATCCGCGGGCTGCGGGCGATAGCGGAAGGGCGTGCCGGCTGGAGCGCTGGATCGCCGGCTGGCATCTTCGAGCCTGCTCGCTGGTGGGGCATCCACGCAGGAACGGCTGAGGCGCTTGTTCGCCTGGGCTATCTGCTGCGCCGCTCCAAGGAGCCCCTCACCCCAGCCGGCCGCGAGGCGCTGTCGAAGGCCCTCGGGGCCTGATCCGAGCCCGCCCCTGGGAGACTGGGGGCGGGTCTTACCCCCCCCCGAATAGCTCGCGCGACCCCATGCTTTACGCCAAGATCCTCCCCGTACCCCCCAGCTCCCCGCAGATCCTCGACGGCCACGCGATCCCCGTGGGCTCGCACATTGCGCAAGCGCAGCCGCTGACATGGCGTGGCGACACGCTGGAGCTGTGCAAGCTGACCGTGGACACGCGCGCCGTGCCCGACTGGTCACAGGTCCGCTGGGGCGAGGCGCGGGCGCTGACGTTCGCGGAGATCCTGGAGCTGCACGAGGAGGCGATCGCCTGGGGTGTGGCCGAGATTGGCGAGTCGCTGGAGGCCGTGGTCGCCGGGCCTCTCATGATCGAGTCGAGCTGGTGGCAGCCTGTGGCGCAGCGGCGGAACTGGGAGCGTTGGCGGGCGAAAGCCGACGAGTATGCCGACGTGGTGTCCGTCTGGAACAACCATGAGGTGACCGGGCCAATCGCGGCGGTCAACGCGGATCCGCAGCGCGTGCGCTTTATCCACGACGCCTTCGCGCCCTGGGGCCGCAGCGCCCTCTACGGCCCGCTGGGGCTACCGGGGGCCCTGCTGCGCGACGCGGACAACGACGAGACTCCCTTCCCCTACGACAGCCCCTACGGAGCTGTGGGCAGCGGCGAGGGAGCTAACCCCTGGGGCCTGGTGCAAGGCAACCGCTACCTGACTCGCTCGCTGGCCATGGAGCAGCTTGAACTGCGCGGCACCGGCGCCCTCTACGAGCGCGGCCTGCCGCCGTCGAAGCTCCCCGATGGCGCGATCTACCGCCTTGACGGTCCGTCGCACGTCCCCGTCTGCCACGGCTGGGACAAGCACCACGACCCGCTTGGGTGGCACCAACGGGACTACGCCAAGACCACCCACGGCGTGATCGACTCGCAGCACATGAGCCGCACGCTGGGGCTGTTGTATCCGGCGGCGTATTTCGGGGGCGAGCGCTGGGCGATCAACGAGATCCGCTGCATGGCGCAGACGATCGTGCTGTGCTATGACCCCGCCCAGCAGCAGCGTTTCGGCCGCGAGGACGCCTGGCGGATGCACGCGGTTGCGGCCGCGGTCCACCTGACGCCGCCGAGCGATCCGATGCGCCCGGGGTGGACCCGCTGGCTCGAAGATATGGCCGTGTGCATCGCGGAGGCGGTCGATAGGGACGGCTTCTTGGACGTGCAATGGGGCCATCACCACCTCCCCGCCGATATGCAGGGCCCCGGTTTCGGCCTCTGCGCCTCCTGGGAGTGGATCTTGCTTTTGTCGGGGCTGACGGCGGCGCGCCGGGTCACGATGCTGGGCAGCAGGGTGGACGAGTTCCACCTTTCGGCGCGGCGCTTGCTGGAGAACCTGGACGAAGCCTGGGGCCGCGGCGAAGAAGGGCGCCTGCCCTACAAGTTCGTCGTGACGCGCGCTGCGCCCAGCCAGATCCACCACGCCATCAACCAGCACCCCAACGGCACCCCGCAGACCGACGGCGAGTTCTACATGGGCCTCCTCGGCTGCCTCTACCTGCCCGAGCACACCGGCCTCGACCTGCGCAGGACCCCCGAGCTGGAGATGCTGACCAAGCGCCTCCAATCCTGGGCCGCCGCGCAGGGCAAGACCCTGGCGCAGTGCTTCCCGGCGGCCCCGCACAGCCCGAGCTTCGGCAACGAGATCGTGGCGAAACTGGCGTTGGGAGGTGCGGGGGCGTGATCGCCGCGCTGTTTGTTTGCCGGGGCGGCCCCTACTGGGGCCTGCCTGGCGTCGATCCTTGGGACGAGCAGCGCGACGCCAGGCTGTACGGCGGCCCCTATCCAGTCGTGGCACATCCCCCGTGCTCAAGATGGTGCCGTCTCGCTGGCCTGGTCGAGGCCCGCTGGGGCCACCGCCGCGGCGACGATGGAGGCTGCTTTGAGGCCGCTTTGCGTGCCGTGCGCACATGGGGGGGGGTGCTTGAACACCCCGCCTACTCCGATGCATGGGCGGCCTTTGGACTCGCTCGGCCAGCCACGACTCGGGGCTGGACCCGCGATATCAGCGGCGGGGTCACCTGCTACGTCGAGCAGCATCGCTACGGGCACCCGGCCAAAAAAGCGACGTGGCTCTACGCCTACGGTGTCGAGCCCTTGCCGGAGCTCCGCTGGGGCTTCGTCCACGACCACAAGACCGGCGCCCCGGTCTCCTGGTGCGGCAACCACGTCGCGTCCGGGGAGGTCCGGCCGAGGGTCGGCAAGGCGAAAGCGTCAGAGACGCCTACCGAGTTCCGAGACGCGCTGATTCGGATTGCCGAGCTTGCGGCTGATTCCGCGGCCGCGGAAAGCCCGCTCGCGCCCCGTTGACCGCCCCTTGTCCGCCGGCCCAGATAGATCCCATGACCAAACGACCTCCCAAGCCGACAGGCCTGGACGCATGGGCCGCCACCCCGAAGACCCGCCGCGGTGGCCCGCCGTCCGACTTCGACAGGCCGCAGATCCGCGAACTGATCGAGCGTTACGTTTCGATGGTGATGGAAGGCAAGACCGTTCGCTCGGCAGCCGAGTTTGCGGCCTGGCTTCGTGCCGAGCACGGCGTGACGTCGGGAGACAACACTGTGCAGGCATGGGTCCGCAAGGTGAGGGAGTCTCGTGGCAAGCGTTGACGAGTGGGCGGCCGAGCCGCCGGATGAGCTGGTCAGGCTGCGCGAGGAGAACTCAGCGCTCAAGGCCCGCGTGCGCAAGGCCGAGCGCATGGCAGCGCGGCACGCAAGGATCGAGGAGGCTGTGATCGAGGCCACGCGGCAATCGCTCGAGGACACGCCGCCGAAGGTTTGGGTTGCTCCGCCGATCAAGTTGACCCCGAAGGCCAAGACGTGGGAGGAGGTCCCGCAGCTCTTGCTGTCCGACTGGCAGGGCGGCAAGCGAACCGAGGATTACGACCTCGACGTGATGGCCGAGCGCATCGCGCGCGTGACCACGAAGGCGCTGCACCTTGTTGCGGACCGCCGGCACAGCGCCCGGATCGAGCAGCTGGACTTGTGCCTACTCGGCGATATGGTCGAGGGCGAAACGATCTTTGCCCACCAGCCGTGGGAGGTGATCGCGCCTGTGATTGACCAGACGCAGCGGGTGGCCCAAGTGATTCAGGAAGCGATCGGCACACTGGCCCCGCAGTTCAAGCGCCTGCGCGTGTTTGGAATCTGCGGCAACCACGGGCGGACGGGATCGAAGCACAGCAGCGGTTCACCGTTCACGAATTGGGATCGGATGAGCTACCGGGTGGCCTCGATGCTGACCGAGCAGCTCCCCCGGTCGGTGAGGCGCAAGGTCACCTGGGAGATCTCGGATCGCGCCTGGCACATCCACGACGTGCTCGGCTGGCGCATCCTCAAGGTCCACGGCGACCAAGTGCGCGGCGGCTTCGCGGGCTTCCCCTGGTACGGCGTCGGCCGGCGCGCGTCCGGCTGGAAAGACGCCATCCCCGGCGGCTACGACATTCTCCTGCACGGCCACTTCCACACGCCGGCCATGTTCGTGCAGAACAGCTCGATCGTCTTCGCCTGCGGCTCGCCCGAGTCGAGGAACGAGTACGCTCGCTCCGAGCTGGCGGCCTCAGGCGACCCTTCGCAGCGGCTCCTGTTCGTTTCCAAGGCCCACGGCGTGGTCGCCGACCACCTGCTCTGGTGCGTCGAGCGCAAGCCGTTCAGCGCCCGTGTGACGGAGGCGAGCTGATGAACAGCCGGCAGGTCATGGCGAGGGCCCGGGCGGCGCTCAAGGTGTGGCGCGTGCGCCTCGGGCTGTCGGACTGGGACATCGGCCTTGAGTTCGACGAAGCCGGCGAGCTCGACGCGGAGGGGACCTACGCCATGTGCACGCCGGACCCCGAGCGGCTGGCCATGACGATCACCTTCCACCTGGCGCCGCACCGGGCCGAGCCCCACCACATCGAGGCGACAATCGCGCACGAGCTGGTCCACGCCGTGCTGTCGCCGATCATGCACGCGCTCGACGCGGGGCTCACCCGCGAGGAGGCGATGGGCATCGAAGAGCAGGCGGTTGTCCGCATCGAGCGAGCGATGTTCGAGACCTACCCGGGGGCGACGCGCCGCCGGGTGAAAGAGCACCGGAGCACAGCCGGACCGCGGCGCCGGGGGGCGACGCGGTTGGGTTAGGAGGGGGCGCGCGTCCCCCACTGTGCAGCGCGCAGGGGGCCGGCCGTTCAGCAGACGGGCCGGCCCCCTCCTTTCACCCAAGCCGGCCGAGCGACTCGATCACCCACATGGTGGCCTTGATGGCCACCGCGGAGCCGACGAGCCAGAGCCAGCGCAGGGCCGTGCTCTGGCTGGACTTGAGGGAGCGGCAGTCCTCCTCGAGCTGGCGCACGCGCGCCTTGAGCCCGTCGTCGCTGTGCAGGGCCACCTTCATCTCGCGCACGTCCGCGGCTGCGGTCTCCATGAGGACCTCGATGCGGATCAGCCGCTCTTCGGTCGATTGCTTCGGAGCCCCCTCCACGTCACTTGCCTCCCTTGCGCCGGCCCGCGGCGCGGGCGGCCAAACCCGTCAGCACGAGGCTCAGGACCGCCCCCAAGGCCGGCTGCCCGGTGACGGCGCCGATGATGCCGCCGACGGCCCCGCCGAGCTCCGAGCCGACGGTGGGCTGTGCCGGCGGGGTCGGGGGGGTGTAGGTG